TCAGGCATGGGCCACTTCCAACGCCCCCAGCTTCTCACCCTTGACCGGCAGGCGCACGCGGCCGGTCAGCAAGGCCTGCATCACCCCCTGCTTGAGCGCCTTGGTCTTCTCGAGACGGGCGTCCAGTGAAGTGATTTCAGAATCCATATCCGCCAGAACAGCCGCGATCGCGCGTTGTTCTTCAATCGGCGGAATTGCCAACAGCAAATCGCCTAAGTGCTTTGAATTCAATGCGGGCAGTGCCGTTGTCGAGACAATGGCTCCTAGCTTTATGGTAAGCAAAAGAGAATGGACGTAGGCTACATCCACTATTTTCGTATTGAGTGAGAACGCCCCCATGTTGTTATCGATGCAGCTTGCTTGGCTAAGAATCTTTTTTCTTTCCAAAAACACTGCAGCACCAACTTTGGCAAAAATGATGCTCCCGGCCGGAAACGGCGTGGCACCGACGCGCTTGCGCGTTTCTTCTGAGATGTAGTGGTTTGCGGTGCTGATGAAGGTTTCATTTCCCTCAAGGTTCATGTCCGAGACTTTTAGGAATGGGTAATCACCTGAGACTTCGCCCTGAGCGGACAATGGAAAGCCACTCCCTCCCTTAAAGGCTCCGATTTCACGCGCTTCTAGGGTTGACCACTCTTCATCGAAGCCAGGCAAACGGAACTCGCCAGTCAACATACGTCGCCCAGCGGCCGATCGAAGAACTCGCTTCTTCGCTAGCAAGCTGCTCAGAGCTGCTATCGTTTCATCTAGGTCCGCAAGTGCCTCCGCAATTGCGCGTTGTTCCCAAATCGGCGGAACGACGAGGAAAGCCGCTGATAGCGAGCGCCCATTGGTCAATGCCCGCGTCGTGTAGGTCGCCCGCGCAACGACCTGTCGGCGAAAGTAGCGTGGCGCAAAGCAGTAGGCTTTGAACAGGTCGTCAAGCATGTCGTTCGTGGGGCGAGCGCGCAGGACAAAGCCGCTGAACACTGTGTTATGCGCCTGGTCCAGCATCGCCGCTGCGACGCCGATTTCCTCAACGGTTTCGGAAGTGCGGGTAAAGAACACGTCGCCCTTCCGCACCTCGAAGGCTTCTAGCTCCGACTTGGAAACGTCGACTCGCCCTTCGATCCGGTCAAGACGCAAGCCAGGCTGACGGAACACATCCATGTAGTTCACGATGGGCGTGCCATAGCCGAAATACTTCTTCGCCTTGTTCAGCCCGTTCTTGAAGGTGAACAGATCGCCCAGGGGCACCGCGTCCCAGTCCTCGGGGATCGGGCCAATCTCGGTCTGCTTGTAGCCGGGCCTCAGGTCCATGCGGCCCCCATCGCCTTCAGATGGGTTGCGACACGGGCGGCAAGCAGATCGACCTCTTCCTCCAGCTTGGGCAGCGGCATGGCATAGCGCTCGGCCAGCCCCTTGACCCGGGTGGACAGGGCTTGCGCCACATGCGCCACCTCGTCGGTCACGCGCGCCTCGATGGTGTCGAGCCACTTGTCCGCGACCACCAGCGTCTTGGCCTCCTCCTCGGTCAGCGTGCCATAGCGGTCGTGCACCATTTTCCACAGGGCATCGTCCGCCGCCTTGCGCTTCTTCTTCGTGGCGTCGAGCGCGGTCATCCCCTTTTGGTAGGCTTCGAGTGCCTTCCGTTCGTCGGCCATGTCCGGGTCGCGGCCGATTTCCTTCAGCCGGGCCTTCAGCGCCTTCGCAGTGATCTTCTGCTTGTCGCCTTCGCCCTCGATTACCTCGGCCAGCAGCCCGTCCTCGCCCGCGCCCTCTTCGAGCTTTTCGGCAAGGTCCTGCTCCAGTTCCGCGATGCGGACGTCGAAGGCTTCTATCTCGGCCTGCTCGGCTGCGAAGAACCGCGCCACCATCAGGCGGGCCGGGATCAGGTCCGAGGTGAACCGCCGCCGCCCGAGGACGTAATCGCCCGGCTCGGGCCAAGCGAGCTTGCCGTCCTTGTTCTTGCGCTTGAGGATCTCGCGCGGTTTGGCACCGGCGACCCATCCGGTGGCCGCGATGACATAGGAATCGTCCTGCAGCGCCTCGGCCCAGTAGTCCATCAGGTGCTGGTACACGTCATAGGGGTCGACCAGCGGCACCTTGCGGAAGGCTTCGAGCAGGTCCTCCGATGTGGTCTCGATCAGCTCCTTCGGCTGGTCACCGGGCGCGAAGGCCCGGCAGGCCGCATCCGTCCTGCCCCGCCAAGCGGCAAAGGTTCCCGCGGCCGCCGCGGTGAAGGTACGGAATTCCGCATGCTCCTCGATGCCCGTCTTCACCTCGGCGATCGGGCGGGTCAGCGACAGATATCCGGGCCGGAGGTCTTCGAAAAGCTCGCCGCGCAGCGACGGCATGACCTTCCACCAGCCTTCCAGTGCGTCGATGTCCCGTTTCGGGATGCCGCCCTGCAGATGCGCGTCGATGTCGTGGATATCCTCGGGCTCCGAGGTGTCGATATAGCGCGCCAGGTTGAGGTTGAAGGCATTGCGTGGGTCCGCGATCTCGTCGAAGGGCACCATGCGGGCATAGCCTGGCGCGTCCGCGCCCTTGCGGTAGGTGTCGACGATGCGGTGGATGTCCTGCTCGCGCAGGCGGTTCTTGGCGCCGTCCTTGCGGAACCCCTTGGACGCGTCGATCATGAAGATCCCGCGCCGGGCGGTGGCGTTTTCCTTGTCTAGGACGAGGATGCAGGCGGGGATCCCAGTCCCAAAGAAAAGGTTCGGCGGCAGACCGATGATCGCCTTGAGATAACCGGACTTGATCAGCGCCTCGCGCAGGTCGGCCTCGGCATTGCCACGGAACAGCACGCCATGGGGAAGGATGCAGGCGGCCTTGCCCGCGCTTTTCATGGTGCGGATGATGTGCAGAAGATAGGCATAATCGCCCTGTTTCTTTGGCGGCGCGCCCCATTCGAACCGCTTGTGCTTGTCCGAAATCGCGCCCTTGTCGTCATAGCTGAAGCCGGTGCTCCAAGCCTTGTCAGAGAACGGCGGATTGGCGACGACGTAGTCGTATGTCCGCAGGCGCTCCCCCTCGAGGAACTTGGGGGTTGTGAGGGTGTTGCCCGCCACGATCTTTGCCGTCGGGAAATCGTGCAGGATCATGTTCATGCGGGCGAGACCGGCGGTGGTCACGTCCTTCTCCTGGCCTTCCAGCGTGATCCGTTTGCCGGCCTCGGCCGCCACCTTGAGGAGCAGCGAGCCCGAACCGCATGTCGGGTCGTATGCGGTAGTTCCGGCAACCGTGTTCTTTGGCGAGATACCGATCACCTTTGCGATGATCCGGCTGACCTCCGACGGGGTGTAGAACTGCCCCTTGCTCTTGCCGCTTTCGGTTGCGAAGTGGCGCATGAGGTATTCATAGGCGTCGCCCAGAATATCGTCGTGGTCCGCGCGGTTCTTCGCGAAATTCAGATCCGGGCTGGAGAAAATGGAAATCAGACGACCAAGCCGGTCGACGCGGTCATTGCCTTCGCCAAGCTTGTTCGGATCGTTGAAATCCGGAAAGTCCGTGCGTGCCAACATCTCATTCGCGTCAACGAGCGGCTGAATGACCTGCGTATTAATCAGATCTCCAATATTCGGGTTGCCTGTGAGGGCCGCCATGTCATTGAAGCTCGCGCCTTTCGGAATGATGATTGGCGGTTCGAGATCATCGCTGTCCCCATATTTATCGGAGACATATTTGATGAAAAGCATAAATAGGACGTAATCTTTGTATTGGCTTGCGTCCATTCCGCCGCGCAACTCGTCGCATGATGCCCAGAGGGAGGAATAGAGATCTGATTTCTTGACTGCCATTGTTTCTTTTCAGCCCATTTCCGTCGAAGAAAGCCCTGAGGGCACTTCGGCATGAATGTGATTTTCCGGACCAGAGTAGCGATTAAGAGGGACGCCTTCCAGAGCCAACTGCCATGGAGCGGCGGTGCCTTGCGTTACGAGAGCGCGGCAGCTGCTAAGAGCCTGCACTGTCAAGCTCGAAGGCCGCGCCTTGACCGCCCCATTCCATTGGGAACGGCTCAAGCAGGCGCGCCAAGGTCATCTCTGGTACCTGCTTGCCGTCCAAGATCACCTCGACGATGTCGGGCGCGAGCAGAGTCAGGCGCAGGATGCGCGCCATGTAAGTGAAAGCGATGCCCTCTTGATCAGCCAGATCGGAAATCGACACGAAATCCCCCGACTCCAGCATCCGCTTCCAGCGGAAGGCGCGGGCCAGCGCCTTGACGAGGGTGCTGTCCGTCCGCCGCGGCTGCGCCGCTCCCTCCGGCAGCTGCATCTCCTTTCGGCCGCCGCGCTTCACGACGCGGAACGGGATATGAACAGTCACCGTTTCCGGCACTAGCTTCGCGCGGTTCATGCTACCGTTCCGAGATCAGCCATCATTTCCTGCGCCAGTGCGGTCAAACCGTCCACGCGCAGCCGGAGGTTCAGCCCGTCAGTATCGACATCGACCCGTTCGACTAACAGCGCCACGATGCGCGCCTGCTCGGCCGGGAAGAGTTCGTCCCACAGCGGGTCGAGCTGCTGCAGGGCGGCTTGGGCGTCGGTTTCAGCGATGCCGTCATTGTGGGCGCGCGCTGCCTTCCATGTGCCTGCCACGATCTCAGGCTGGCGGAACACGGTGCGCAGCTGGTCAATGACCGCGGTCTCAATCTCCCCTGCTGGCACGCGGCCGATGGGGCAGGATCCAGCGCCATGCTTCAGCACTGTCTGGCTGACATAGTAGCGGTACAGTCGCCCGCCCTTGCGGGTGTGGGTCGGCGAGAACGCGGCGCCATCGGGGCCGAACAGCAGCCCCTTCAGCAGCGCCGGCGTGTTGGCGCGGGTGCGCGCGGCGCGCTTGCGTGGGCTCTCCTGCAATATGGCGTGGACACGGTCCCACATTTCGCGGTTGATGAGCGCGTCATGCTCGCCGGGATAGCCATCGCCCTTGTGGACCGCTTCGCCGATATAGGCGCGGTTGTTCAGCATCCGGTAGAGGTACTTCTTGTCGATCGGGTTGCCGCGCGGGGTGCGGATACCGCGCTTGGCCACTTCGCGCGCGAGCACCGTGCAGGACCCGATCTCGAGGAAACGGGAGAAGATCCAGCGCACATGCTCGGCGCGTTCTTCGTCCACCAGCAGCTTCCGGTTCTCGACACGATAACCATAGGGCGGCACCCCGCCCATCCACATGCCCTTCCTGCGGCTCGCGGCGACCTTGTCGCGGATGCGCTCGGCGGTGACCTCTCGCTCGAATTGGGCGAACGAAAGCAGGATGTTGAGCGTCAGCCGCCCCATGGACGTGGTGGTGTTGAAGCTCTGCGTCACCGAGACGAAGGTGACCCCGTTGCGGTCGAACACCTCGACCAGCTTGGCGAAGTCCGCCAGCGAGCGGCTGAGGCGGTCGATCTTGTAGACGACGACCACGTCAACCAGCCCGTCCTCGATGTCTTCCAGCAGCCGCTTCAATCCGGGGCGTTCCAGCGTGCCGCCGGAAATGCCGCCGTCGTCATACTGATCGCGGACCAGCACCCAGCCTTCCGACCGCTGGCTGGCGATGTAGGCCTCGCAGGCCTCCCGCTGGGCATGCAGCGAGTTGAACTCCTGCTCGAGCCCTTCCTCGGAGGACTTTCGGGTGTAAATCGCGCATCGCAGTTTCCGGACGATTGGTTTGGTCATGCGCCCCTCCGGTGGTTTTTCAGGCCGAAGAAGACCCACCCGTTCCAGCGCGTACCGGTGATCGCGCGCGCGATGGCAGACAGCGACTTGTAGGGCCGCCCCTCCCATTCGAACCCGTCCACTGTGACGGTGACAACGTGCTCGACGCCCTGCCACTCGCGGATCAGCCGCGTGCCTACAATGGGCATCAGATCGGCACGGATGCGGCTTTTCTTGCGATCACCGCCGTCAAGCTGCTCGCCGAGGGCTTCGAGCCGCTTCACTGTTTCCGGCTTCAACCCGCCATAGGCCAGCTCCTGGATGCGATACGCCAGACGGCTCTCGAGGTAGCGGCGATTGAACGGCGGCGGCTCGCTGTCGAACAAATCGCGCCACTGCGCCTTCAGGTCTTGCGTCGAGGTGGTCTTGAGCGCGGCCAGGCGCGCGGGGATGGGATCATGCGTCGTCATGTTATCTCCTCATGAGTTGGAGTTGCATGACGGCATGCGCATGCCGGAGAGTGTAGGCGTATTTCTCCAGTATTGTCAGATTGTTCGCCACGCTCGCGCAACTTCAACCGGAGCAAACCGAGCGCGAGCAGACCGCACAGCTCAGTGCGGCGTTCGATGGCGGTCATCCGGTCGGGTGGGAGTGGATTGGGGCGTTTCATGCGGGACTCGGATTGGTTGTCTCCTTCAGCCTCTACTCGTCAAATCCCAAAACCGTCCCAGCCGAACACGTCCAGGTTGCAGAATCACTCCGAAGAACGTATCGGGAACGCTTAACTTTCAGGAAAGGGGATGCGTCGTGGCCGGCAATTTGAAGAAGTTCGTGAACCCCCGGTTCATCAAGACCATCGATCTCGCCCTGATCAAGCCGCTGTTGACGCGGCATGCGGGCAACTATCAGGGCTTTTCCCTGGACCTGCTGGATCAGGAAGAGGATGCCGCCCGCGAGGCGCTGCAAACGCTGTTGACCGGCCCCGAGGACAGCTATCCCGAAGGCTTGCGCGGTGACCTGCACCGGATCGCGGAACTGGGCGATGCCCGCGGCCTCGAGATCATCCAAGCGCAGGCAGCCCGTCAGGGCGTCGATCTGTTCCCCGACATGAAGACCGGCGACGAGGACGCGCCGAACAAGGCGCATGATCCCAAGCACATCGCCGTCCGGGTGTTTCTGGAACATCCCGATCTGTTCGACGCCGCCGCCGACCACATGGCGATGTTCACGGCCGATCGCCTGCACGAATATGCCGGGCGGGAACGGGGCGGTGCGATCGATCTGACGGAAGAAAAGGTCGAGGCGTTCCGTACGGCCGTCGCCGCGCTCTTCTGCGACGCGTTTCTCGGGGACTACTGCCGGGTCGGCGACTACGACGACGATGACGAGATCAACCTCGTGGTCAGCCACGGCTCCATGGTTTCGACCATGCCGGTCGTCGACGGCCAGGTCGAACGGGTCATCAGCGTCCGGCAGATTTCCCACGCGGTGCTGCGATATTCCGAGAATACCGGCATGCTGCGGCTGGCCCGTATCCGGAAGGCGCATCAGCCCGAGATCGCGGAACTCTTCGCTTCGATCATCCTCGACAGGCCCGGCTTCTTCGACGGCGACGATGCGCAGGATCTCTATACCCTGCACCCGGTCGAACTGGCCGGACCGGGCTTCGCCTTCGATGCCGCCTACGATCCGCTGATCGACAAGGTGCTGATCATCGAGGCGGCGGCCGACCTGATGGCGCCCGGCAAGAAGGGGTATCCTCGGGTGGTGCGCACGCTGCGGTCGCGGGATCTCGGCGGTGACGCGCTCCAGCATTTCGGGAGTACGCCGGTGTCATTCGGCGGTGCCTGGCGGCTTGGCGAGCTTGTGTTCCGGATCCTGTTCAAGGGCGATGGCAAGCGCCAACCCCAGGTTACGGTCAAGCTGCGGCCCCCTGGCGTCGTGCAGTTCCGCCGGACCCAGCACGAGGCGCGGGTGATGAAGCTGATCGAACGGAACGGGCTGATGAATGACCGAGACGATTTTGAGGTTGTTGACGCGGCTGAGTGAGGCTGGCGACGACGCGATCCTGCCCGGCGAGCTTGCCGCGCCCTTCTTCGGTCCGGTCTTCGATCGGCTGCTGGCGAAACGGATCGTCGTCGAACAGGCGCCGCTCTCCGACTGGGAGGTCTGCGATGCCTGCGAGTGTGGGTTGCCCTTTCGGCCGATCCGGAAAGTCGGCGATGCGTTTCGGGCTGAGTGCCCGTTCGATCATCGACAGGACATCGAACTCACCAAGGACGATTTGCGCGTATTTCGCATCGGAGCTGCGGCACTGGCATCCGTGATCGGCGCGGCTGCGGGATTTGGCGCGGCCCCGGAGCTGGCGGCGGAGAATGTCTGGCACCTCGGCGACACGCCATCGGGTCGGGCGGTGTTTCTTGCAATGGAGCCCGCGGCCCTGACCGGCGACGGCATCATCGCATCGTTACGCCAGGCGGCGCAGGGCGCGGACATCACGATCCTCGCACCGAAGTTGCCACCGGAGACTGCCCAGCGACACCAGGATGCGGGCTTTCATCTGGTCGAAACCCTCGCGGTGCTGATTCCTGCCTCGGATGGCCTCGGCGTCGCAATCGATGTCGCGGCTCTGGCGCCGGTTCCGCTGGCGCCCGTGCTTCGTGTGCGAAGGGCAACGGCCGAGGTTCAATGGGACAGTCGCTCCGTCATTCTGTCGCGTCAGATTTTCCCCGTGTTCGAACGCCTGCTGGAGAAAGCGATGTCGCGCGATCAGGTCGCCTCCGGAGCCCATGTCGAAGGCACGACGGCGCGCGAGGCCAAGGATCTAATCCGCGAGCTGCGCGACGCGTTCAAGGCTGCGGGGTTCACCGATGCCGAGAGCAAGGCCCTGATCATGACCGTCCGAGGAAGGGGCTACCGTCTAGGCGTCGTCGCTGCGGACATCGTTGTTGAAGACTGAACCGGTACCGTTCACCTACTTCAGGTAGGCTTTGAGAGCATTGACATCGGAAACATCCGGCATTCTGTGGATCATTCGATGGCAATTTGCGCAAAGGACTGCCAGATCGGATATCTTCAATTGTCGCGTCTCGAAGTTTTCCGCGTATGGTACCTTGTGATGAACTTCAAAAATCGACGCGCGAACGTTGTCGGTGTGCGTTATATTGCAGCATTCACATCTAAGGCCGTATTCATGAAGCGCCATTGCTCGAGCCTTGGAGCTGCGCTCAACACTACTTGTCCATTTCCTTCGTTTTTTCTCACTGCGGAATGTTTGCTGGATTCCTGCGACCAAACCTTCAAACCAACGGACCCAGGCAGAATCCTCGTTCCCGTAGAGAACTGGAAACTGGCCGGATGGTCTAGGCTGTAGCTCGTCGTGTCTGTTGCCCGCTGGGATCAGAAATGCATTTTCGGGCTGCACCTTCACTCTGCAATAGATCGGTGAACTGCCGGCTTCAAGATTATCAGGGTGCCTAATCGGATGCGAAAAGACCGTCGCATTCCTGTAATATCCGCACAACACACCGCTACTGATGAATATTACTGTGACGTTGGAGACTTCCGCGTCGCCTCTATTGCCACCCAGCCTGCTTAAGTCACCTCCACCTTCTTTCGGAAGGTAGCCATAAATGAACCCATCTGATGCGACCGAAAAGTTATGGATTTCATGGGGAACCTTGCCGCTTCGGCCATACCCCATGACTGGATCTGCAGATAGGTTCTCCCCGTCAAAGCGGGAAAAGTTTTCTACGCGCGCCAACAAGTATGTCATTTTAACCGCTCGATAGAATTTCAAGTATTGATTGTGGTTCATTTTTTCGAGGACTGCGGATGTTTCTTTCGTGGTTCGCGATTCTGTCGCCGATAGCCAGCATAGCCTCGAAACCGAACAGTAACAAAGGGATGAGACGGGTCGATTGCGCCCGCAGTATCCGAGTGACCAGCAACCACGGCAACAGCCTTGGAGCCGACCAAGGCATGAACAGGCGTAGCTGGTCTTCTGCCCGACTGGCTCTCTAACGCGGCCGGACCCACCAAACCCCCACCTTATTCCCACCCAGTTCCCACCTGCACGCCGACCGCATCCGGCACTTTGGGCTCATCAGAAACGATGACCGAGGCGCACAGCGATGCAGATCGAACTCTCCCCCGACGACATTGAAACCATCATCCACGAGGCCGATGAGGCGGCGCAACGGCTTCGGCGCAAGCTGACCCTGCCGGTCTGCGAGCGCGAGGATCTGGGTCAGGACCTCCTGGTCGATCTGCTGCGCCGCTTGCCCGCCTACGATCCCTCGCGCGGCAACATCGGCGCATTCGCCAACATCGTCCTGCGCAACCAGTCCTCGCGGATCGCGATGCGTCACCACCGCCAGCGCCGCGCGCAGGGTGGCGGGCTGCTGTCGCTCGATGCCCCCTCGGGTCCGGACGACCAGCGTCCGCTATCCGAGACCATCGGTGAGGACGAGGGCATGTCGGCCTGGCACGGCCAGGCGACCACCGCGTATGCCTCCACCGAGCAGCATCAGGCCGTGCAAACCGCGATTTCGCATCTGCCTGTCGAGGATCGTCACCTCTGCGCGGCGCTGGCGCATCGCCCGGTATCGGCACTGGTCTCCGAAGGTTTTGGCAGCCGGTCCGGGCTCTACCGCCGCATCGCTGATCTCCGCCACGTCCTCACCGCCCACGGCCTCGGTCCCTCCTGGGACGATGTGGCAGCGGCCTGAGTAGAGGGGAAAGGAGGAGATCATGTTCATGGAAACCACACCCTTCATCACGGTCCGCGCCAGCCGACCGCTTTCCGAGATCGAGTTCTGCGCCTGGGTGGCGCAGGCCGTTCCCGGCGACCGGCTGGAATACCACCGTGGCTTTCTGGTGCTCGACATCTTCCCTGTGTTTTCGGGGCTGTCGGATGCGGCACGCGCCGAGTTGAGCAGGCTTGGATCGCGGGCCTTCTGGGCCGCCGAGCAGGGTCTCGTGCATCTCGTGCAGGAGCGCGTGGGCCCGGATCAGTTCGCCTACATCGCCGTCGCCCGGCCCAAGCCCAAAGCCGCTGCCGTCTCGCTGTCCGAGCTGCTGCTCGCAGACGCGGAGGCCGCCTGATGCCCGCGTTTCAATCTTTCTTCACCGATCACGGAGACCCTTTCATGCCATTTCCCGACAACACCCCCACGCCTGACGATCTGCCGTCGCTCAGCGCGGCCGAGATCGCGGCCCTGCCGGTCGAGTTGCTGGCGATTCTGCAGCGCGAGATCGACGAGCGTCTGAAGCGCGACAAGGCTGCCAAGGCCCGCTTCGATGCCGGACTGGCTGTCCGCTATGCCACCCGCGCCGCCGAAGAACGGCAGGCTCAAGCCAAGGACACCGGCACCGTCCGGTTCGACGATGGTGATTTCACCGTGGTCGCTGATCTGCCGAAGCGGGTGGATTGGGATCAGGACCGACTGGCCGACATGGTCGCGCGGATCCGCGATGCAGGTGACGACCCTGCCGAATATGTCGATCTCTCCTTCAAGGTGCCGGAGCGCAAATACGCTGCATGGCCCGAGGCCATCCGGCAGGGTTTCGAGCCCGCGCGCACCGTCCGGCCCGGCACGCTGAAGGTCGAGATCCTCGCGCAGGGGGCTGACCAGTGAGCCTCCCCATCATAAGCGCCGACCAGCGATTGGCCGAGCCGCGCGGCATCAAGGGCTGCATCTTCGGGAAATCCGGTATTGGGAAGACTTCCCTCCTCTGGACCCTCGATCCTGACCGCACCTTGTTCATGGATCTCGAAGCGGGCGATCTCGCCATTGAGGGCTGGTCCGGTGACAGCATCCGGCCGCGGACCTGGACGGAATGCCGGGATTTCGCGGTGTTCATCGGCGGACCCAACCCGGCGCTGCGCGACGAGCAACCCTATAGCCCGGCGCATTACAATGCGGTCTGCGAACGCTTCGGAGATCCAACAGCACTCGATCGCTACGACACCATCTTCGTCGACTCGATCACTGTTGCCGGGCGGCTGTGCTTCGGCTGGTGCAAAGGCCAGCCCGAAGCGCTGTCGGAAAAGACCGGCAAGCCGGATGTGCGTGGCGCTTACGGCCTGCACGGCCGCGAGATGATCGGCTGGCTCACCCATTTGCAGCATACGCGGGCCAAGAACGTCTGGTTCGTCGGGATCCTCGACGAGAAGCTCGACGACTTCAATCGCAAGGTGTTCCGGCCGCAGATCGATGGCTCCAAGACCGGGCTCGAGCTGCCGGGGATCGTCGATGAGGTGATCACCATGGCGGAACTGAAGGCCGACGGCGGCGATCCGTATCGCGCCTTTGTCTGCCAGACGATCAACCCCTGGAGCTTTCCGGCCAAGGATCGCTCCGGCCGCCTGGCCCAAGTCGAAGAGCCTCATCTCGGCCGCCTGATGGCGAAGATCCGGACGGCAGCGGCGCCTCCATCCGACCGGCTGACCTACGCCCCGCCACCCGCCGATCCGGCCGGTGCCGACCTTTCCCAACCGCAATCCTGATCAAAAAAAGGAGGTTCCCCATGGGTTCCTGGAACGACTTCAACGACGCGCAAAGCAACTCCAACCTCATCCCCAAGGGCACGCTGGCCAAGGTGCGCCTGACCATCCGCCCCGGCGGGTTCGACGATGCCTCGCAAGGCTGGACCGGCGGCTATGCCACGCGCGGCTCCACTGGTGCTGTTTATCTCAACGGTGAGTTCACCGTGACCGAGGGTCCGTATGCCCGTCGCAAGATCTTCACGCTGATTGGCCTCTACAGCCCCAAGGGGCCGGATTGGACCAACATGGGCCGCAGCCTGGTGCGCGGCATGCTGAACTCGGCGCGCGGGATTTCCGACAAGGACATGTCGGCGGAAGCGCAGGCCGCGCGGCGCATCAGTGGCTTTGCCGATCTCGACGGGATCGAGTTCATCGCGCGCATCGACATCGGCACCGATGCCAGCGGCGACGACAAGAACGAGATCCGCAGCGCGGTCACGCCTGACCATCGCGACTATGCGCAGATCATGGGCACGGCGCCCCTGCCGTTCAGCGGTAACGCCGGGCCGGGGGCCACTCCGCAGCAGAATGCTGCCGCCCCAACGTCCTCGTCCAATCCGCCAGCAGCCAACCCCGGTGCCCCCGGGCGGCCGAGCTGGGCACAGTAAGGGGGGATCGGTCATGCGCCTTCGCCCCCGCCAGAAAACCTTCGTCGAGCGCAGTGTTGCTGCGCTTGGCCAACACGGCAACACGCTGGGCGTGGCGCCCACCGGCGCGGGCAAAACCATCATGCTCTCGGCGGTCACCGGTGAGATGATCGGCGATGGCGCCAATGCCTGTGTTCTGGCGCATCGCGATGAGTTGACCGCGCAGAACCGCGCCAAGTTCCAGCGCGTGGTGCCGAAGGTGTCCACTTCGGTGATCGACGCCACGACGAAATCCTGGAGCGGCGACGTCACCTTCGCCATGGTGCCCACACTGGCGCGGGCGCCGAACCTGGCCGACATGCCGCGTCTCGATCTTCTGGTGATCGACGAGGCGCACCATGCCGTCGCCGACAGCTACCGTCGCATCATTGATCGCGTGCGCGATGCTAACCCGGATGCGCGGATCTTCGGTGTCACGGCAACGCCGACGCGTGGCGACCGCAAGGGACTGCGCGAGGTCTTCGACAATGTCGCCGACCAGGTCCGGCTGGGCGAGCTGATCGCCTCGGGTCATTTGGTGCCGCCCCGCACCTTCGTCATCGACGTGGGCGTGCAGGACGAGCTGCGCTCGGTCCGCAAGACCATGTCGGATTTCGACATGACGGAGGTCGCGGGCATCATGGACCGCGCCCCGGTCACCGACGAGGTGATCCGCCACTGGGTCGAAAAGGCAGGCGACCGTCAGACCGTCGTCTTCTGTTCAACCGTCGCACACGCCGAGCATGTGGCCGAGGCGTTCCGCGTGGCCGGGATCCCAGCCGCACTGATCCATGGTGACCTGGCTTCCGAGACCCGCAAGGCCATCCTGACTGATTATGCCTCGGGCAATATCCGCGTGGTCGTCAATGTCGCCGTGCTGACGGAAGGCTGGGATCACCCACCGACGTCTTGCGTCGTGCTGCTGCGCCCCAGCTCCTACAAATCCACCATGATCCAGATGGTCGGGCGCGGGCTGCGCACCGTCGATCCGGAGGAGCACCCCGGCATCGTCAAGACCGACTGCGTGGTGCTGGATTTCGGGACGTCGAGCCTGATCCACGGAACGCTGGAACAGGATGTGGATCTGGATGGCAAGATCGGCACCGGTGAAGCTCCGACGAAAACTTGCCCGGCCTGCGCGGCGGAGATCCCGCTCGCCGCCACCGAATGCCCGCTCTGCGGCGAGGTATTGCTGCAGGATGAGGGCGAAGCCGGCGCGGACGCAATGCCGCTCTCGGGCTTTGTCATGACCGAGATCGACCTGCTGAAACGCTCCAGCTTCGCATGGGTCGATCTCTTCGGCACGGACGACGCGCTTATGGCCACGGGCTTCACAGCCTGGGGCGGCATCTTCTGGATGGACGGGGTCTGGTACGCCATTGGCGGCGCGAAGGGCGAGCGGCCACGCTTGCTGGGCGTCGGCGAACGCACCGTCTGCCTCGCGCAGGCCGACGATTGGCTCAACACCCACGAGAGCGATGAAAGCGCCTTCAAGACGCGAGGGTGGCTGCGCCAGCCACCGACGGACAAGCAGCTGAAATACCTGCCGCCCGAGTGCCGCCACGACTTCGGTCTGACGCGCTACCGCGCCTCGGCGCTGATGACCTTCGGCTTCAACAAGCGCGCCATCCAGGCGGCCGTGAACGCGGTGGCCGGATCCGAACGGAGGGCGGCATGACCCATGACATCTTCAACCCCCATCACGGCCGAGGAGCGGCGGCGTCTCTGGCATCCGCGTGGAACGCTCTGTGCTGTCTGCCGGCAACCCACGCGTGGTTTTGGCTGGCGCGATCCGCACCGCCCGGCGGCTTTGCCGCCACGATCATCGAAATATGCGCGTACGCGCACGTGGCGGCCCCGGCCATCGGTCTGGTTCTGCTCGATGCCCTGCCAAGGCTTGTGGACGCGTTTGGCGCGGGAGCGTGTGGCCATGGTTGACCTGACCGAAGAAGAGCGCGCCGCCATCACCGCCACCATGAAACGCGTCGCACTGGTGATGGACGAGATCGGTTGGCAGACCACATTCGCCGATCTGACCGAGGCACAGGTGCGCGCCCTGATCGAGGAGGCCGTCGAGGGGTTCCGCGAGGCCATGGCGGACATCGCCCGGGCCCAGACACCGGAGGTGCCGTTCTGATGCTGGACTTCAATCATCGCCCGTCCATGGCCGAGCGGATCAACGAACTGATCGACACCGCTCTCATTGCCGAGCGCGAGGCCACGCCGCCCCGGACTTATCTCGGCGCATCCCGCTTGGGTCATGCCTGCGAACGCGCGTTGCAATTCGAGTTTGCCGCTGCGCCAAAGGATGAGGGGGCTGATTTCGGCGGCCAGACGCTGCGGATATTCGCGATCGGCCACCAGTTAGAGGACCTCGCGATCCGCTGGCTGCGCGCGGTCGGGATCGATCTGGTCACGCAAAAACGCGATGGCGGCCAGTTCGGCTTTTCCGTCGCGGGCGGTCGCATCCGGGGCCATGTCGATGGGATCATTGCTGACGCTCCGGCAGCACTTGGTCTGCGCGCCCCGGCGCTCTGGGAATGCAAGACGATGAACGCGAAGAACTGGCGCGCCTGCGTCAAGGATGGGGTGACTGTCTCCAAACCCGTCTATGCCGCCCAGATCGCGATCTACCAGGCCTACATGGAGCCTTCGGTGCCGGGGATATCGGCCGCACCGGCGCTGTTCACCGCGATCAACAAGGACACCGCCGAGCTGCACCATGAGCTGGTGCCCTTCGATGCCGACCTGGCGCAGCGTATGTCCGACCGCGCCGTGAGGATCCTGCAGGCCACAGATGCAGGTGAACTGCTGCCCCGCATCGCCGCCAACCGCGATTTCTACGAATGCCGGTTCTGCGCCCACGCCGAGCGGTGTTGGGGGCAGGCTGCGTGACCGACGAGCCCACCGATCCATCAGAGCCCGACCAGGACACACCCATGCGCGACGACACAACTCCAGATATGCCGACGGAAAACATCGTCCATTTCAATCCGTGGCGCGACTTCAACGACGCAGCCCCGCAGATCGACGTCTTCGGCGACGAGCCCGACCCCGCGCAGATCGCAAAGTTCATGCAGGTCGTCTTTGGCTACTGCGACGGGCTGATCCCCGTCCGCAGTTTCATCGACAAGGGTCAGGGCATCGATGGCCGCCCGCATAACATCTGGATCGAAGCGGATGAGGCCGCCCCTGAGAAGATGGCGACCCTCGCGACATGGGCCTCGCGGGAGGGCGCAGCGGTCTATGTCATCCCCGGCACCGTGGCCGCGCCCGGTCAGGCCAAGGCCGCCGAGATCCTGCAGATGCAGACCGTGGTGGTCGATCTCGACACCGGCGACATTGCCGCCAAGCGCGCCCATCTGGAGCGCCATCTTGGTGCGCCGACCATGGTGGTGGAAAGCGGCGGTGTGACACCTGAGGGCCAGCGCAAGGCCCACGTCTGGTGGGCGCTCACCGAGCCCGCCGAGGGCGATGATATTCGTCGCGTCTGCCGACTACGCGGCGACATTGCTGCCAAGATCGGCGGGGATATGCATTTCCGCTCCGCTCACCAGCCGATCCGGGTCGCGGGCTCGGTCTATTACAAGAACAGCCTGAAAACGCAGGTCCGGATCGTCGAGTTGAACGCCGACCGCGAACGCGATCTGGCCGAGTTCACCGAGGCCGTGACTGACATGCCGCCCGCGGCGGGTGTGTCCCTGCAGCCCGAGTTCACCCATCCCGACAAGCCCGCCATGGACGATGTGCTGGTGACCCCCGTGCGCGAGGGCGCGCAGGACGACTGGTCCCGCTTCGAGGGCGCATCCGCTGCGATCGGCCATTTCATCCGCATGGTCCACGAGGGCCGGATGTCGAAGGACGAGGGCTGGGAAGGCATCTGCGGCTACAACGCCGCGATGCTGCGGCCCCAATGGCCGGTGGAGCGGCTCAAGCGCGAATCCGAGCGGCTCTGGGCCCGGCATGTCGAAAAGTATGGACCGCCACTGGTGCGGCTCGACAGCGCCGCCCCCGCGCCCGACGAGATGCCCGCCTTCACCTTGGGCGCGCTGCTGGATGACCAGAGCCCGATGCCCGAGGACATCATCGCGCCGCGCGTTCTGACGCCGGGCGGGCTGCTGGTGCTCGGTGGCGCACCCAAGGTGGGCAAGAGCGACCTTCTGATCTCCTGGCTGGTCCATATGGCGGCGGGCGTGCCGTTCCTCGGCTTCACCCCGCCGCGACCGCTGCGCATCTTCTACCTGCAGGCCGAGATCCAGTATCACTACCTGCGCGAGCGTCTGAAGCAGATCGCCCTGCCGCCAGAGGTGCTGGCCGCGGCGCGCGACACCTTCGTGGCCACACCCAAGCTGAAGATGCTGCTCGACAACGAGGGCAGTGTGCGCGTGGCACGCGCCGTGCAAAAAGCGTTCCCGGAGGCACCGCCCGACATCCTCTGCGTCGACCCGATCCGCAACCTCTTTGACGGCGGGCCCGATGGCGGCGGCGAAAACGACAACACCGCCATGATGTTCTTCCTCAAGGACCGCGTGGAAGTCCTGCGTGACCACATCGATCCCGACTGCGGCGTGATCCTTGTCCATCACACGAAGAAGCTCTCGAAGCACCAGGTCAAGGAGGACCCCTTCCTCGCACTCTCCGGCGCCAGCGCGCTGCGCGGCTTCTACACCACCGGCCTGATCCTGCATCGCCCCGACGAGGATTGCTCGCAGCGCAAGCTGGAGATCGAGCTGCGCAATGGTCCCGGGCTGCCGCCCAAGGTGATCGACAAGGTCGGCGGTCAATGGGTCGAGATCAACCCGATGAACGAACGCCTCGTCCGTCAGGAGGTCGGCGCAAAATACGATGCCGAGCGGGATCGGAAGGGCGAGGTGATCATCGATATCCTCGAACGCGAAGCGCGTGCGGGGCGCATGTACACCATGACGCTTTTCGCAGAGTCATTCGAGAACGAGGGCGGTCTGAGCGGACAAACGAGCATCCGTGACCGGCTGAACGTCCTGACCACCAAGGGCGTGATCAAGTTCGTCAAGGCGGATGCAGCCAGCGATCTGGGCTTGCCGACGGATCGAAGCAAATACGGATACCTGTGTACCGAATTCATGGAACTGGCGACAGGCGAAGACCTGGCCGATCCCGATACGGGTGAAGTCTTTCCCGCCCACATTCGCGTCCGCCCCAGCCATTACAAATGCGCGCAGACAGGGGCCGTCTTGCCGGTCGAAAACCCCGAGATCTGGGTCCGTCCGGAGGGGGCGAATTCATGAGTTTCGGTGCCCTGATCCCATCCGGAATCTGGCATCTCATATCCGGAATCTGGCCAGATTTCGCGAAATCTGGAATCTGCAATCTGGCCGTAATCTGGATTTTCACATTGGTTTTCAATGGCTTGAGGGGCTCATTCCAGATTTCGGATGGCCATCTCCGCAATCTGATCCGCAATCTGGATTATCTCAATGAATTCAGAGACTTCCGCCAGATTCCAGATTTCGGAAAAAGCACCCCTAAAGGGGTGGGTGGTCTCCCCCGCAAGGGGGGAGGCCACCACCCACCCCTGGGCAATTTTCTCGGGCCGAAGTTCTGGACCGAGATCAATCCGACGACGGCGGCCGGTACCGCCAAGCATCAACCGCCGTCGTCTTCCACCCGAGCAGCCAACCCGAAAAGGAGACCACCCATGGCTGATACGACTCTCGCCAGCGCCAATCTCGGCGCAACCCCGAAACCGCCCATGCCGCCAGAGCCCGCGCGGACCATCCTCGCCCTCGACCTCGGCACCACGACCGGCTGGGCGCTGCGCGGCTTCGACGGGCTGATCACCAGCGGCACCGCCAGCTTCAAGCCCCGCCGCTACGACGGCGGTGGCATGCGCTACCTGCGGTTCACCAACTGGCTGACGGAGCTGAACCGGTTGTCGGGGCCGATTGCGGCGATCTGGTTCGAAGAGGTCCGGCGCCATGCCGGCACCGACGCGAGCCACGTCTACGGGGGTCTGATGGCCACGCTGACCGCGTGGGCGGAACTGCGGAGCATCCCGTATGAGGGCGTCCCGGTTGGCACCATCAAGCGCCACGCCACCGGTCGCGGCAACGCGCCGAAGCAAGCCATGATTGACGCCGCCCGCAATCGTGGTTTCAGCCCGGCGGACGACAACGAGGCCGACGCCATCGCCATCCTGCTCTGGGCCATCGAGACCCGGGGAGGTGTGCAATGAGCGGCATGCGGTTCACGCCGAAGGGATACGGCGGACACCGCCGCGATCCCGACGAGGTCAAGCGCGACGGCTGGCATGAACAGCAGATGCTGGCGGTTTCGCTCGATGATCATCGGCTCACCTGGCCCGAGCGCGAACTGGTCCGCCAGCTGGGCGAAAAGCTCTACGGTAAGCTGCCTGCAGTCCGGGAGGTGCGCAATGGTCGATGACTGGACCACAGGCCCTGTGCAGGACCGGTTGGAACTGGCGGCGGATGTGTTCCGCCAGTTGCCCGGCGTGAAACCCACGGGGTATTTCAACGCCTGGCCCGAGTACTTCCACAGCTTCGGCGACAAGGTTGGCCAGGAGCCGCGGATGCGTCGCCCCCGGCCGGGCCCGCGCGAGATCACGCAGGCCGAGGAGGCGCTGCTCTGGCTGCGCTGGCTCGAGAAGGACGATGCGCGGATCGTCTGGCTCCGGGCCAACGGCCGGCAGTGGAAGCCGATCTGCTGGGAGCTGGGGATCAGCCGCGCCACGGCGAACCGGCGCTGGCAGTACGGCATCGCGGTGATCGTCTGGCGGCTGAACGGCCGTCGCATTCCCAAGGGCAGGTCGAAGCAGTTCGTGGTTTCGAAGGCGGACGGAACTTGAATAGGGAACGAAGCCTATTCAAGTTTGAGGCCATATGCCTTAATAAGGCGCAACGGTTGTTAAAGGTTCGCACGATGACGGAAGACCGCAATCAAAGGCTGGGCACCTTCGTTGAAACAAACGCGGGCGGCGAATGCGTGCGCGCCTTCGTGCCTGCGCCGCTGCCGCCAGACCCGCCGCTGGACCTGCCGCAGCTGATGAGCGTCTACGAGCGTGCCATCGCCGCGGTCGGCCGCCTCGACGGGGTGACGACGATCCTGCCGTCAACGCCGCTTTTCCTCTACATGTACGTCCGCAAGGAGGCGCTGCTGTCGTCGCAGATCGAGGGGACGCAGTCCTCGCTGTCCGACCTGCTGCTCTTCGAAAACGACGAGGCGCCCACGGTCGAACTGGACGATGTCACCGAGGTGTCCAACTACGTCGCGGCGATCGAGCATGGCGTCGCCCGTATCCGCGGCGGCTTCCCGCTTTCGCTCAGGCTGATCCGTGAGATGCACGAGATCATTCTGAGGTCCGGTCGCGGCGCCACCAAGCAGCCCGGCGAGTTCCGCCGTTCGCAGAACTGGATCGGGGGCACACGTCCGGGCAACGCCCTGTTCGTGCCGCCGCCGCCAAACCACCTCGACGCCTGCCTCGATGCATTCGAACACTTCCTGCACTCTCGCGAAGCGGGCCTCCCGCCGCTCATCCGGGCCGGGCTTGCCCACGTCCAGTTCGAGAGCATCCACCCGTTCCTCGACGGTAATGGCCGGCTGGGACGGTTGCTCATCACGCTCGTCCTCGTCGAGGCCGGCGTTCTGCGCGAGCCGATCCTCTACCTCAGCCTGTTCCTGAAGTCCCGGCGTGACGACTACTACCGGCTCCTGCAGGAAGTCCGCCAGGCCGGCGCCTGGGAAGCCTGGATGGAGTTCTTCCTCACCGGGGTCGCAGAGACGGCCGAGCAAGCCTCGGAGACCGCACGCGACCTGATCGCCATGTTCGAGGCGCACCGCCAGCAGATCGGAACGCTCGGACGGTCCGCACCGTCGGCGCTGCGTGTGCATGAGTTCATGCAGGCCCGGCCGATCGTCACCATCCAGACGGTCGCGGACGGTCTCAAGACCTCGTTCCCGACCGCGAGTGGCGCGCTCGAGAAGCTGGCGGATCTTGGCATCGTGCGCGAGACGACCGGCAAGCAGCGCGGCCGCATTTACGCATATTCCGACTATCTCGCGCTTCTGAATCGGGGAACTGAGCCGTTGCGCGCCTGATCGCCGTCAAGCCTGTCAACCCCTTCCGGAATCGTGAGACATTTTTCCGTGAGACACCGGCGGACGAGACAAATCCGGCGCTGTGGGCTACAAATCGGGCATACTCGCGAGAGACGTGGGTGAGAGACGGATTGTACGGGTCCTTCCCGGCCGCAAACGTATACGGGGGGGCGAAGTGCTGCGCTTTCCCAGTGACGCCACCGAAAACAGCCGTTTCGTTTCGCTTTGCGCGCATCCCCAAAGAAACAAGGGCCGGACGGCCTGACGCACCACGCCCGAACCGAAACGGGGGGCTGACCCCATTTCGGTTCGCGCCCTGCGAGAGGGTCGGTGCGCTGCAGGTGGTCTGCCGACAGCGCTTCCGGCGGATGCGGGTTGGCGGGGATCGCGCCAACCTTTGGTGAGAGCTACTTGATCTTCTTGCCGGCAAGAACGAGCGAGGACTTGCCCTCTGCCGCAGCAGCAGTCGCCGAAACCTTCGGCTTCTCCTGCTTGGGTTTCTTGATCTCTTTGTTCCCGCGTTTGTTGTTGCCCTTGGACATTGAGTTTCCTTCAGCCAAATGATCGACAAGCTCATGCCAGCCGACGAGGTGCAGTGGAAAATCAGGGTTGCCTGACTTTGATATCGTCAGGGCGATGATCTTGGAGGAAGGCTGCAATTCAAACCGGCTACGCACCCCGAGAGCTCGTCGGTCTGCAACTGCATGGACAGAATAGCCGCCCTTGTCTGCGCATACCATTGAAATCTGAACCCGACCGCAGGCGATCGGCACCGAACCGCCTCATCCCAATCCGGAAGCCATCCATGGACGTCTTGGACCTGCCGCTCGAGCAGATCATTCCCTATGCGCGCAACCCGCGCAACAACGCGCAGGCCATCGCCACGGTTGCGGCTTCAATCCAGGAGTTTGGCTGGCGCCAGCCCATCGTGGTCGATGAGGCGATGGTGGTTCTGGCCGGGCACACGCGGCTGGAAGCAGCCCGCAAGCTCGGCCTGAAGACCGCGCCGGTGCATGTTGCCAAGGGGCTGACCGAGGCCCAGGCCCGCGCTTTCCGGATCATGGACAACCGCTCGAGCGAGAACGCCGAGTGGGACAAGGACCTGCTGAACCTCGAACTGGCGGACCTGCTTGAGGCGGATTTTGATCTTGGCCTGACGGGTTTCACCGATGACGAGTTGAACGCGCTGATGAACAGCCTCGATGCGGGAACCGGCCCGCAGGAGGGCGAGGATGACATTCCGGACATCCCGGAAGATCCGGTCAGCCGCCCCGGCGACATGTGGATCCTCGGCAACCACCGGCTGCTCTGCGGCGACAGCACGGTGGCCACCGATGTCGAACGGGTGCTGGACGGCGTGACGCCGCTCATCATGTGCACAGACCCACCCTACGGTGTGGACTACGACCCGAGCTGGCGCAACCAGGCGGGCGCGGCCAAGACCAAACGCACCGGCAAGGTGCTGAACGACGACCGTGCGGATTGGCGCGAGGCCTGGGCGCTGTTTCCCGGCGACGTCGCCTATGTCTGGCACGGCGCGCTGCACGCGGGAGAGGTCGCGGAAAGCCTTGAGGCGGCTGGCTTCAACATCCGCTCGCAGATCATCTGGGCCAAGGAACGGCTGGTGCTGAGCCGGGGCGATTATCACTGGCAGCACGAGCCGGCCTGGTACGCTGTCAAGAAGACCGGCAAGGGTCACTGGGCGGGCGATCGCAAGCAGACGACGCTGTGGCAGATCCCGAGCAAGGACCAGGACGCCAAGACGGTACACGGGACGCAGAAACCCGTCGAATGCATGCGCCGCCCGATACTCAACAACTCCAGCCCGGGTCAGGCCGTCTACGAGCCCTTCATGGGGTCGGGGACCACGCTGATCGCGGCCGAGACCACCGGGCGGGTCTGCTACGGAATCGAGTTGAACCCGGCTTACGTCGATGTGGCGGTGGAGCGGTGGCAGCAGTTCACTGGCAAGGACGCCGTTCTCTCGGACTCGGACGAGACGTTCAACACGATCAAGACCAAAGAAGATTGAGGCATGCATGACCTGGCTTTACCTTCCTCCAGAGACGCTTCCGGAGCCGGAGACGCATGCCTCTTCGGCCTCTCGCTCTGTTCCGGCGCAGGTGGTCTCGACCTCGGGCTCACCATCGCCATCCCCGGATATCGTGCTGTGGGCCATGTCGAACGGGAAACCTACGCCGCAGCCACTCTCGTGGCGCGGATGGAAGACGCGTCCCTGGATCAGGCTGTTGTCTGGGACGATGTTGGAACCTTCGACGGCCGCCCTTGGCGTGGCGCGGTGGATATCGTCACTGCGGGCTATCCGTGCCAGCCGTTCTCCGTCGCGGGAAAGCGCCGGGGCGCGGACGACCCGCGCCACCTCTGGCCGCATGTCGCGCGCATCATCGCCGAAGTCGAACCGCCCTTCGTCTTCCTTGAGAATGTCGCCAATCATCTCCGCCTCGGTTTCCCCGAAGTCGCCAGCGGACTGGTCGGCATGGGCTACAAGCTTGCGGCAGGCCTCTTTACGGCGGCGGAAGTCGGTGCGCCCCACAAGCGCGAGCGGCTCTTCATCCTCGCCGTCCGCGAGGGCGATGAGTTGGCCGACCCCGCGCGCCTGCTCTGGGACCCGGTCGAGTGGCGGAAACCGAACGGAACTGCTGCGGCTGTGGCCGACGCCGAGGGCCAGCGCCAACGAGAACCGGCAAACCAAGCCGACGCCCTCGCAGGAAGCGGGCCGGCACGGAATGAACCTCGCGACGAGCGCCGCGCTGTGGCCGACGCCGCAGACGGACAGTTTCCGCAGCCGGGGTGGCGACCGGAAACACGAAAAGGGTCTGGACGGAATGGCGCGCGACTGGCCGACGCCGATGGCGAACGACGGCTGCAAGCCGAGTGCTGGGAACCGCAAGACGGCCGATCTGACCCATGCCAGCCGCATGTGGATGACGCCGACAGCGCGGGATCACAAGGACGGGGCGACGACACTGGCGAACACGCCGGTCAACGGGCTGCTTGGCCGCCAGGTCCTGGTGACGCCGATGGGTGGGAACGATACCTGCGATGCGCGCCGTACCTTGAACCCGCTGTTCGTCGAGGCTCTGATGGGTTGGCCCATCGGGTGGACCGGCTTCGCCTCTGTGGCAACGGCGTGGTTCCCTTGGTTGCAGCGCATGCGCTGCGAACTTTGGCTGCTCAACTGCTGGCCGATGGATGAGGTGGTGGGATGAAGCAGTCGCGCGCCATGTCGCTGGTCGAGTCCGTCGCCAACGTGATCGTCGGTTACGGCGTCGCCGTCGTGACGCAGATCCTGCTTTTCCCGATCTTCGGGCTGCACACGACGCTGACGCAAAACCTGAAGATGGGCGCGGTGTTCACCGTGGTGAGCATAGCGCGGTCTTACGTCCTGCGGCGACTGTTCGAGGCGATGCGTACAAAAAACTCTCCGTCACTCGATAACTCGGGCTAACGCCAGCTTGCCGAAGTGCTTATCTTCGTTGCGATAAAGCACAGAGGTTGAACATGGCCCGAGGGAAACCTGTTGAAATCGCGACCCGCAGCTTCGACAATCAGTCGAAGGCGACAGAATTTTTTCGCGAGATGTTGGGTCGCTACAAGGCCGGTGACCGGGTCTCCGATGATGACGCTCTGGACTTGTCAGCATTGCTTGAGCGCCATGATGAGTACCCGCAGAAGGTGGGCAAAGGCGTCGATCATTTCGAAGTTATGGCAACAGAGCACGGGACGAACTGCTTCAGGATCGTCCGCATTGATGGCACGGGAACGGACTTCTCCTACAGGCACTGCATCACCCAACGGCCGCCAAGCAGAAAGCAAGAGGTTTCGGCGGCTTTTCGTCGAGTCATTCAGTTCGATCTATATGCTGCTCGTGACAAGTTTTTTTCCGATCATCGTGGTGAGGACGGCAAAGTCTCGTGCGCCGTGACACGTGAAAGGATTGTACGGGACGAAGCGCACATGGATCACAGGCCGCCAATGACTTTCGAAGTCATCGTCACAACCTTCCTTGAAGGGCGTGGAATGAATCTCGATCAGGTGCCGATTACATCAGGGCTAGACGAGCAAGTATCGCCAGAAGTCACCGATGGGGATTTGGCTGAAGCATTTCGCGGCTATCACTCGCGAGTTGCGAAGCTTGATATCGTGAAGAGTGCGATCAACCTTGCACAGTCATCCCGCAACAGGATCAAGGATGGCCGGGTGAAGCTGACCTAACCCGACCGTCTGGGGTCCCAATCTTTCACAAGATCCGGTAGACCCGCCCGCGTCCTTCGATCTTCTCCGAGGTCACTTCGAGTCCGAGTTTCTTCTTTAGCGCCCCGGCCATCGCGCCGCGCACCGTGTGCGACTGCCAGCCCGTCGCGACCATGATCTCTTCGATGGTCGCGCCGTCCGGCGCGCGCAGCATGGCGATCAGCGTTGCCTGCTTGGTGCCCTCGCGCGGCGTGCGCGTCTTGGGCGCAGTCTCCGGTTCGGTGGGGGTGTCCGGCGCGGGCTCCTCGGTCGGCGCGTCCGTCGCGCCCGCAGGCGCGGTGTTCGCGTCCACGGCCTCGATGCCGATGGCGGCGAGGCCCGCGTCGGTGGCCACCAGCGTGACGCCGTGGCCATCGCCGGTCTCGCGCCACATGGGCTCGCCCTTGCGCATGTCGGCGTCGACCTCTTCGAGGAAGCCCTTCGCGAGCATCGCGTCGACCACCTTGGCTGCGGCGCCGCCGCGCAGGCTGTCAGGCAGCGGCAGGGCGATGTGCTCGGGCCGCTGGGCAGCTTTGCTCAGGATCAGGGCTTGGGTGTCGGAAAGCTGGGTCATATTCGTCTCCCGTATCGGGGCGCGCGGGATGCGGGCCCTTCTACGAGGTCGAGCCCGCCAGTCGGCGGGCGGGACCCGGGAAGCGTTTGTTCACTCCGCGTGTTCGCCCTCGCCGAAGGCGCTGTCGGTGATGCGCTTGAGCAGGCTGGCGTAGTGTTCGAGGGTGCCGACCATCGCCCAGCCCACCTCGTCGGGGTGGCAGTTGAAATGGTCGTCGCTGAGCGCCTGCAGGCGGGCGAGCATTTCGTCGATCTCGGCCTTCTTTCCAATGAAGGCACTGAGGGCGGCTTCCTTGTTGCGCCGAGCCTTCTCGGCGCGGAGTTCGTGGCGCGGGGTGGTGATCGGGTTCAGACGGGGCGTGGTCATCGTCGTGGCCCTCAGTTCTGCTGTTTGATCAGGGCGAGGATCGCGCAGGCCATCCCGCCGAGGTACTCGCTGCGCCGGAAGACGATTTCGTCGATCTCGTTTGCGGTGTTGATGGTGGGGTCGACGGTGAGGTCTGCCGCCATGTGCGGCAGGAGGCGTTTGGCCTCGGCGTTGTAGCGTTCTGCGATGGTCATGTGGGTGACTCCTGGCTGCGTCGGTTGATGCAGTCAGGTTCGCTCTACTCGGGCGCTCTATCCAGTATAATCGAAGCAATTACATGGCTTTAGTCGGGGTAGCGGAATCACTTCATGTCATCGGCGACCCAACCTATCGGCGTGATCGCCAAGCTGCTCGATCTCTCGGAGCGGCGGGTCCAGCAGCTGAGCCGGGAGGGCGTGATCCCGAAAGCAGAGCGCGGGCAATATGACCTGATCGGATCGGTGCGTGGCTATGTGCGCTATCTGCGCGACCAGGCCGCGCGCGCCCAAGCCGGGGCCCCGGACTATGCGGCCGAACGAGCGCGGTTCATCCGGGCGCGAGCCGACCTCGCCGAGATGGAAGCGGAGGAAAAGCGGCTGTCGCTTATCGCGGCCGATCAGATCGAGGCGGCATGGATCGCCGTGCTGGCGCTTCTGAGAACCCGCCTGCTGGCGCTGCCGGATCGACTGGCTCCGCAGGCTTTTGACCAATCAACCGTCGGAGACACCCGGAACCTGATCCGTGCCGCGATCCGCGAGGTGCTCGATGATCTCGCGCAGCCAGACATTGAACTCGAGACCGATGTTGATCTTGAAGGGCTCGCCGATCCTGAAGCGCACCGTGGAAAAGGCGCTGGCGGTGCTGCGGCCACCGCCGGACCTGACGATCAGTGACTGGGCGGATCAGAACCGACGGTTGAGTTCGGAGGCCAGCGCCGAGCCCGGCCAGTGGCGCACAAGCCGGGCTGAATACCAGCGTGGCATCATGGACGCGATCTCTGATCCGGCCGCTGAAACCGTGGTCATCATGTCCAGCAGCCAAATCGGCAAATCGGAGTCGCTCTTGAACATGGTCGGGTATCACATCGACCACGACCCGGCGCCGATCATGGTGGTGATGCCGACCGAGCGGGACGCGGAGACCTGGTCGAAGGACCGGTTCTCGCCAATGGCGCGCGATACGCCTTGTCTGCAGAACAAGATCGCCAACCCCAAATCGCGGGATGGCAACAACAAGATCCTGCACAAGCGCTTTCCGGGCGGCCATCTGACCATCGTTGGCGCCAACGCGCCCTCGGGCCTGGCAAGCCGCCCGATCCGGTTGCTCCTCTGCGACGAGGTCGACCGCTACCCGTTCAGCGCCGGGGCCGAGGGTGACCCGGTGAATTTGGCGCGCAAGCGGACTGTAACCTTCTGGAACCGCAAGATCGTGCTGGTCTCGACGCCCACGAACAAGGGGGCGAGCCGGATCGAGGCGGCGTTCGAGGAAAGCGATCAGCGGCGGTTCTGGGTGCCTTGCCCGGACTGCGGGGCCGAGCAGATCCTGACTTGGCCGCAGGTGCGGTGGGACAAGGACGCGGACGGCAGCCACAAGCCTGAAACCGCGCGCTATCATTGCATCGACTGCGATGCAGCCTGGCGGGATGAGGTCCGCTGGGCGGCGGTATCAAAGGGGCACTGGGTGGCCGAGCAGCCCTTTGCAGGCACAGCCGGGTTCCATCTCAACGAGATCTATTCGCCCTGGGTCCGGTTGGCGGCGATGGTCAAGACCTTCCTGTCAGCGCGGGCTGGTGGGGACGACATGATGAAGACCTTCATCAACACCTCGCTGGGCGAGACCTGGATAGAAAGTGGCGAGGCACCAGACTGGCAGCGCCTGCAGGGGCAGAAGGAGGAATGGAAACCCGGCACGGTGCCTGCGGGTGGATTGTTCCTGACGGCAGGCGCGGATGTGCAGAAGGACAGGATCGAAGTTGATGTCTGGGCCTGGGGCAGGGGGCTGCAAAGCTGGCTGATCGATCATGTCGTGATCGAGGGCGGGCCCGGAGATCCGGATTGCTGGCAGGAGCTGGCTGACCTGCTCGGGCGCACATGGGCACACGCCAGCGGCCAGCACCTGACCATCGCGAAGCTGGCGATAGACACCGGCTATGAGACCAGCGCGGTCTACGCCTGGGCGCGCCAGGTTGGCTTTGGCCAGGTTGCCCCGGTCAAGGGGCTCGAGGGGTTCAACCGCGCAAGTCCGGTCACGGGTCCGACCTTCGTGGACGCGACCATCGGCGGCAAGCGTCTGCGGCGCGGCGCGCGGTTGTGGAGCGTGGCGACCTCGACGTTCAAGGCCGAGACTTACCGCTTCCTGCGCCAGGACCGGCCGACGCCGGAGGAAATCACAACCGGTGCATCGTTTCCGGCGGGAGCGGTGCATCTGCCCAGTTGGGCTGACAGCGAATGGCTCAAGCAGCTGACGGCCGAGCAGCTGGTCACGATCAAGAACAAGCGCGGCTTCACGAAGCTCGAATGGCAGAAGCTGCGCGAGCGCAACGAGGCGCTGGATTGCCGGGTTTATGCCCGGGCGGCGGCATGGATCGCCGGGGCGGATCGCTGGTCGGAGGCGCGGTGGCAGGAGCTGGAGCGGCAGTTGGCGGTCGAAGCTGCGGGATCAGACGGGGATGTGGCCGCGAAATCCCCGCCACGCCCGTCCGCGCGGCGGCGGTCCGTGCGGTCGAGTTACATGGGGTGATCAATCGTTCTGCTTCTTGGAACGGCTCCGATGGCCGGTCCGAACCCTGCGCCGGAACTCGGCCAGCAGTGCGAGGTCGAGATCGATTTCGCGTCGCTCGATATCCTCGGGATCAAAAACGCCACCGGCCCATTCCAGAAGCTCCGCGTGTTGCGGGTGCCGACGGTCGCGGACTGCATCCAAGAACCCCTCAAAGCCGGGCACGCCGCCCACATCCTCAGGTGGTGCCCGGCGCGCGCCTTCGACGAAGAGCGGGTAATCGGTGTCGGCAAGACCGTCGCGGACATTTTCAACGGTAACGCGGTGCCGCCAGTCGTCGCCGAGGTCGTAGACATAGAGGAGGCGGTCCACGCCGCGGTCGATCAGCTGGTTCAAACGGACGCCCTTTGCCTTGTGCATCCGGCGTGACGTGCTTTCCATCCCGGGAAGCGGATCGCCATAAAGCCGTTCGCCCGCACGAAATTCGTAGAGATGCGCGTATTCCCAGCGCATCACGGCCTGAATGACCTCATGCAATGTCGCCAGCGTGATCGCGGCAGGGACATCGACCCGCCGCCAGATACGAGGGGTGATGTCCTCAAGTTCGATCAGCAGACGGGCGACAGGTTCGGACATGGTTCCTCCGTGCGGCAGCACTGCTCAAAGCATAGAAGGCGCGCGTCATGCCGACAATCACCGACCTCCGCGCCCGCCGCGAGGCGCTGTCTGCGCAACGCTCTTCGGGCGTGGCGCGGGTCAGCTATGACGGCAAGACCGTTGACTACCGCAGCGTGGCCGAGATCGACCGGGCGATCGAGGCGCTGGACCGCGAGATCGCGGGCCTCGAGGGGCGGCGCATCGTGCGCCATGTGCGCGTGACAACGGCGAAGGGGCTGTGATCCATGGGGCTGTTCGACCGGTTTCGCCGCTCCAGTGGAAGCGGACCCGCTGCCGTGCGTGCGCGTCTCGAAGGCGCCATGTCCAAACGCCGGCTGCGGGGCTGGAACCCGCCACTGGAAAACATCAATTCGCTGGTCGCGTCGGGCGGCCCGAAGCTGCTGGCCCGCGCCCGGGAACTGGTGGTCACCAACGGCTATGCGGCGAATGCCTGCGAGGCCTTCGCGTCCAACATGGTGGGGGATGGCATCAAGCCATCCTCGCTGATCGAGGATGCGAAATTGCGCGATCAGGTCCAGCGGCTCTGGCTCGCCTGGACGGATGAGGCCGATGCCGACGGGCTGACCGATTTCTACGGGCTGCAGGCCATGGTCGCGCGGGAGATGTTTGTGGCGGGCGAGTGCTTCGTGCGGATGCGGCCGCGCCGGGCTGAAGATGGCCTGCTGGTGCCGCTGCAGATGCAGCTGCTGCAATCGGAAATGCTGCCTTTTGAAAAGACCGGCACGGCCGCCAACGGTAACCTGATCCGGTGCGGGATCGAGTTCGATCTGATCGGCCGCCGGGTGGCCTATCATTTCCGCCGCAGCCATCCGGGCGACAGCACCGATCAGCGGGTGGCGGTGCCGGAAACGGTGCGCGTGGCTGCCGAGGATGTGCTGCATATCTACCGGCCGATCGACGCAGGGCAAATCCGGGGCCTCCCGCACGTGGCCCCGGCCATGGTGCGGCTGTTCCTGCTCGATCAATACGATGACGCGGAACTGGACCGGAAGAAGACCGCAGCGATGTTCGCAGGCTTCATCACCAAGACCGCGCCGGAAGACCCGATGATGGGGGAGAGCGACGCCGACCTTGACGGCGCCGCCATCGCGAGCCTTGAGCCCGGAACGATGCAGGTCCTGCTGCCTGGGGAGGACGTGAAGTTCTCCAGCCCCGCGGATGTGGGCGGCGGCTATGAGGCATTCCAATACCGCACGCTGCTTGCGGTCTCGGCCTCGCTGGGACTGCCTTACCACCTTGTGACCGGCGATGTGCGGCAGGCCAACTATTCATCCTTGCGCGCCGAACTGGTCGAGTTCCGCCGCCGCGTGCAGCAATTGCAGCACGGGGTGATTGCACATCAGCTCTGCCGGCCCATCTGGGCGCGCTGGCTGGAGACGGCGCAGCTGGCAGGGCGTCTAACCCTTTCCGATCCCGCTGGCGCAAGGATGGTGCAGTGGATCCCGCCACGCTGGGATTGGGTCGATCCGCTCAAGGATATCCAGGCGCAAGTGCTGGCGATGGAGGCGGGCATCACCTCACGGCGCAAGGTGGTCGAGGCCACTGGCTACGACATCGAGGAAGTCGACCGCGAGAATGCAGCCGATGCCGCGCGAACAAAGCAGCTGAGGCTTCGCTACAGAACCGGCCCCGGCGAGACGCAGGGTGCGCGGGCTACGCCCACCCGGACGCCGGACACGGATGCCGAGGGCACAGGGTCCGCCGAACAATCCGAACAGGAGTAACACCATGAACAGCTGGTACACGATCCGCGCCCGGGCCTCCGGGGCGGAAGTGCTGATCTATGATGAAATCGGCGCCTATGGCGTCTCGGCCAAGGGGTTTCTGGCCGAGCTGGGCGCGCTGCCGGATGACGCGCCGATCGACCTGCGGCTCAACAGCCCCGGCGGCTCGGTCTTCGATGCCGTGGCGATCTTCAACGCATTGCAGAGGCATGAGGGGAACATCACCGTCTGGATCGACGGCATCGCCGCCTCGGCCGCGAGCTACATCGCCATGGCGGGCGACGAGATCGTCATGCCGGAAAACGCTTTCCTGATTATCCATGACCCCTCCGGGCTGGTCATGGGTACGGCGGCGGACATGCGCGACATGGCCGGAACGCTCGACAAGATCGCCGCCAGCATGCTGCGCGGATATGCCGCCAAATCCGGCAAACCCGAGGAAGACATCGCCGCGCTGATGGCCACCGAGACCTGGTTCGACGCGGCCGATGCGCTGGCGGCAGGCCTCGCCACGCGCATCGCGGAGCCAGTGCGCATCGCCGCGCGCTTCGAAATTGCGCAGTTCCGTAACGCACCGCCCGGGCTGGTGGAGGCGGTCGAGGCCGCCGAACCGGAGGAGGCCGCGACAGGATCGGACATCGTTGGAGACGCCAACGATGTCGCGCCGGCTGTTGATCCCACGCCGCCGCCCGAGGCGGACGAGCCTGACAGCACTGTTGCCGCTGCCAACACTGCGCCGGATGCCAGCGCCATCCGGGCCGAGGCCATCGCGCATGCGCGCGCCGTGATCGATCTCTGTCGCCTTGCGGGTCAGCCGCAGATGGCAGGCCGGTTCCTGGAGGAAGACGCCAGTCTGGATCGGGTCCGCGCCAGCCTGCTTGCCGCAAAGGCCGAGGCATCACCGCAGATCAACCCCCATCACCCGCAACCCGGACGCAGCGAGACCACGCGCCCCTGGGGCGATGTCATCGCCCGCACCTTCAAACTGAAAGGCTGAATTCATGACCACGCTCACTGAAGGTCCCCATCCCGGCGGCTTCCTCGTCTGGGAAGTGCTGCGCGATTACACCCGCGAAACCGTCACCCTCGCGTCCGACGCTGGCAAGCTCGCACCCGGCACCGTGCTGGGCAAGATCACCACGGGCGGCAAGTTCACCGTGCTCACTCCCGGGGCCTCGAACGGCAGCCAGAATGCTGCCGGCATCCTCTGGGCCGATGTCGACGCCACCGATGCCGATGCGCCTGGCGTCGTGCTCCTGCGCGGGCCGGCCATCGTGAACCGTCACGAGATCAGCTTCCCCGAGGGTGCCACCGAGGCCCAGATCACCACCGCCACCACGGCTCTGGCCGCGCTCGGCATCATCCTGCGCTGAGCCTGAAACTGAAAGGACATCCCCATGGCCACCATGGACATCTTCGAAGGCGATGCCTTCACCATCATCGAGCTGACCCGCGCGCTCGAAAACATCCCCTACAAGCCCGCGATCCTGTCGGGCGCGAACATCTTCGGGTCGCGCGGTGTGCGTGCGCGCACCGTGATGATCGAGAGCCGGGACGGCACGTTGTCGCTGATCCCGTTCTCGGAACGCGGCTCGGCTTATGAGAGCCAGATCCCCGAGCGCCGCGAGATGCGGGCGTTTGTGTGCCGCCAGTTCAAGAAGCAGGACGTGCTCTGGGCCTCGGAGATCCAGGCGATCCGCGACTTCGGCTCGGAAACTGCCGTGCAGCAGGTGCAGACCGAGGTCGCTCGCAAGATGGGCCGCCTGCGCAACGACGCCGAGGCCACCTTCGAGTTCCACCTCTTCAACGGCATTCAGGGCGTGGTGAAAGATCCGAAGGACGGGGCCACGGTCATCGACTATTACACCGAGTTCAACATCACTCCGGCGGCCGAGGTGGATTTCGATCTCGACAATGCGACACCGGGCTCTGGTGCGCTGCGCAAGCGCTGCCAGGCGATGATCGAGAGCGTCGAGGATACGCTGGGCGGGCTGGCGGCTGGCCAGGTGCAGTTGCGCGCCGAATGCGGCTCGGCCTTCTTTGCCGATCTCGTGGCCCACAAGGAGGTGCGCGAGACCTATCTCAACACTGCTGCCGCTGCCGATCTGCGGGGCAGGGTAGGGGAGGAGGTCAGCTTCGGCGGTATCACCTTCCGCCGCTACCGTGGGGGACTCGGCTTTGGCGTGCCGACCGACAAGGCGTATTTCTACCCCGAGGGCGTCGAGGGGCTGTTCGAGATCTACTACGCGCCCGCCGACACGTTCGAGACGGTCAACACCGTCGGCCTGCCGCTCTATGCCCGGATGATCCCGGACCGCGACCGCGACGAATGGGTGCGCCTCGAGATCGAAAGCAACCCGCTGCCGATCTGCACCCGCCCGCAGGTGCTGCGCGGCGCACGGCGGACCTGATGTCAGCCGTCGCCACGGCTCTGGACGCGCTCTTCGCCGATGACAACATCGGCCGGGAGGCGGTCTACACGCCAGAGGGCGGCGTGTCCCAACTCATCCGCGTGGTCACCCGCCGCGCGGATGAGGTCACCGGGTTTGGGGAGGCGCGGCTCTGGTCCGAGACCGCGCGCATCGACCTGCGCGTGGCCGAGGTGCCTACCCCACGTCCTGGCGACCGCATCGAGATCGACGGCGAGGGCTTTCTCATCCAGGGCGAGCCGGTCCGCGACCGCGAGCGGCTCGTCTGGACCGTGGATTTGAGACCAGCATGAAACTGAAGCTCGACATCGATCCCGACATCGTCGCGATGATGGCGGCCGAGGTCGCGGCAGGTGAACGCGCCGTCTCGGCTGCGATCCGGGAGGCAGGGACCGGGCTAAAAGCCGCCTGGCGCGCTCAGATCACCGGCGCGGGGCTTGGCACCCGGCTCGCCAACTCGATCCGGAGCCAGACATTCCCGAGGTCGGGCGAGAGCCTGGACGCGGCGGCACTGGTCTGGTCGAAGGCCCCGGTCATCGTGGGCGCGCACGACACCGGCCCGCTGATCCGCTCGAAGAATGGGTTTTGGCTGGCGATTCCGCTGCCCGCAGCGGGCAAGTCCCTGCGCGGCGGCCGGATCACCCCTGGTGAATGGGAACGGCGACGCGGGCTGCGCCTGCGCTTCGTCTATCGCCGGACGGGTCCGAGCTTGCTGGTGGCGGAGGGTCGGCTGAACGCGAAGGGTCAGGCGGTGGTGTCGCGCTCGAAGACCGGGCGCGGCAAGGTCACCGCGCCGATCTTCCTGCTGGTGCCGCAGGTCAAGCTGCCGAAGCGGCTGGACCTCGCGCGCGACGCCGACCGGGCGTTGGACAGCGTGCCGGGGCTGATCGTGGCGAACTGGGTGGAGGGACGGCTATCTACGTAGGCTTGAAGTGCATTTTCGAGGCCTATTCTGCCATCTGGTATTTTACCCACAACGTACCTTTGTCCGTCAGCACAATATCGAAAATGTACCCGTCTTCGACACCAGCTAGGCGCCGTCTATGAAGCTCGATGCCTTGCTGCTCAAGATACTTGTAAAAGGCTTGTCTTGCCTCATTGTGTGTGCGCGCCTTTTTGAAGAAAATCGCCGTACCCTTGGATTTTCCGTCGCCCGAGTGACCGACCCGAACAGAAAACAACTGCGATAGCTTTGCTCCGTTTGCGCTAGCTATCGTTATCCAGTTTTCGATCTTCGAGAGATGACGAGTGCCGCTGATCACAAGATCCCAGTCGAGTGCGGCGCAACGCTCGATAGCGTCGCGTACCAAAGACAACTCCTCGGTCAATGATTCTGATGGGATCCCGATGAACCCGGATGAGAGTTCGCCACTTGAGACGAGAAGGTTGCTTCCGTGGTTGGGGTGCACAAATTCGCATAGGGTTGCATAGTCACTGGCTGCGCGTTCATCGACCTTGGCCAGCGCTTCGAGCAAGTCGTTTGTGTGAAGCCGCTTGGCATCCTTCGGGCCGCTTTCGCCTCCATAGTACATTCGATCTACGATCTTGCGATGTTTCCGGATGGCGCGATCAACCTGGTCAAAAAGCTGCTTCGACTCGATGTCGGAAACGGCCTTCTCGAGAGCTTGATTCTGGAACGCCAGCGATGCTGTGTGCTCCATAAATGCGCGCGCTAGATTGAACAAAACAACGAGGTTGCACTGAGTTTCCGCGTCGAAAATTCCTCGCGCAATCTCGCGTGTCTTGAAGCGAAAAACCAGCGTCGAAAAGAAATGAGCAAAGGCTAGTTCGTGCAACAGGTAGGCGATCTTGACCGTTTCGTCTTCGCCCTCATCGACTGGAAGCCGAGACTTGGACCGATCCAGAAGACCATCAAAATCCTTGACGTGCTGCCAGAGCTCTTCGTTCTCCATCAGCCGCGACAATTTCGGGTATTCTTCTGACTTCATCGGTTACTCTTCTTCATTCGGCAACGCTGATGGCGCTCAATAAGGCCGTTTTCGGCATCAAACTCACGATAGTGTGTGGAACAACTTTTGAGCAAGTGTAACGGAGAACCATGCCCACCCCTCGCGAAACCATCCTAACCGCGCTGCACGCGCGGCTCTCGGCGCTGCCCGCCACCGCCCTGCGCGGGGAGGTGCTGCCCGAGCGCGTGCCCGCCGCAGGCCTGCTGATCCTGCGCGAGGGCGAGCCGGGCGAGCCGGATGTCACGCTCTCGCCGCTACGCTACCACTACCAGCACCGGGCCGAGATCGAGGCTGTCGTTCAGGGGGCCGCCCGGGACGCCGCATTCGACAAGCTCGCCTCCAGCATCGGCACAGCACTCGCGGCGGACCGAACGCTGGGTGGGCTCTGCGACTGGGTCGAGGCGGAAGCGCCACGGCCGGTCGATCTGCCGGTCGAGGGCGCGGCCAGCCTGAAGGCGGCGGTGATCCCGGTCATCCTGCATTACACCACGGCCGATCCCTTGGCCTGACCCACCTAAAAAAAACTGAGGAGTCCAACATGGCACGTGCGCAAGGGGCGCGGGCGCAGATGGCGCTTGCGTTCGAGACGACCTATGGCACGCCGCCCGCCAGCGGCTTCACCCGCATGCCCTTCGCCAGCGCGACGCTGGGTGCGGAACAGCCGCTTCTGAACAGCGAATTGCTGGGCTATGGCCGCGATCCCCTGCCGCCGATCAAGGATGCGGTGACGGCCGACGGCAATCTGGTCGTGCCCATCGACGCGCAGGCCTTCGGGGTCTGGCTGAAGGCGGCATTCGGCCAGCCTGTCACCACCGGCACCGATCCTTACACCCATGAGTTCCAGTCGGGCGCGTGGGTTTTGCCGTCGATGTCCATCGAAACCGGCATGCCTGAGGTGCCACGGTTCGCGATGTATTCGGGCTGCGTGCTCGATACTCTGTCGTGGCAGATGCAGCGCTCGGGCCTTCTGACCGCGACCGCGAGCCTGGTGGCACAGGGCGAAAACACCGCCACGGCGTCTGCCGCCGGCACGCTCACTGAACTCACCCTGCAGCGCTTCGGTCATTTCAACGGCGCGATCACGCGCAACGGCACAGCGCTGGGCAACATCGTCTCGGCCGAAATCACCTGGTCCAACAATCTCGACCGCGTGGAAACCATCCGTTCGGACGGGCGCATCGATGGCGCCGACCCGTCCATCGCCGCACTGACCGGCCGGATCGAGGTCCGCTTCGCCGACCAGGTGCTGGTGGACCAGGCGATCAATGGCGATCCGTGTGAGCTGTCCTTCGCCTACACGCTGCCCTCGGGCGAAAGCCTGACGCTGACCGCACACGCCGTCTATCTGCCCCGCCCGCGCATCGAGATCGCAGGGCCGCAGGGGGTACAGGCCACCTTCGACTGGCAGGCCGCGCGCGATGCCACGCTGGGGCGGATGTGCACCGTCACGCTGATCAACAGCATTGAGGAGTATTGATCCATGCTGCGCCTGAACCTCGCCCGCGAGCCCTACTGGCTTGGCCTTGACCTGGGCGTGCGCGTCCGGGTCGAACCCCTGACCACCGCGCTGATGGTGGCCGCGCGCAGCGACCCCGCTGTGCGCGGCCTGCCCGAGGGCACCAGCGACGATGAGATCGCGGTGGTCTTCGGCAAGGTACTGGCCGAACGCGCGATCCTCGATTGGGAGGGCGTGGGCGATGCCGATGGCAACCCGACACCCGTGACGCCCGAGGGGATCGCGGCGCTTCTCGATGTCTGGCCGATCTTCGAGCGCTTCCAGATGGGCTATGTCGCCAAGGGTCTGGAGCTGGAAGCGGAAAAAAACGCCTCCGCGCCCTCGCCGACTGGGTCTACGGCGGGGGCGAAGGCTACTGCACGGCCTGCTCGGGGCCGTGCCCGGACTGCCCCCAAATCCTGAACGCGCCGCGCAGCCATGAAGGCTGGCAGGTCTGGGACCTTGCCGGGCGATTGGGCGGCCAGATCCGCGCGGTGCCCGGCGTGGTGCTGGGCTGGGATATGAGCGCGGCGCTGGCCATGGCGGAGGCGCTCGGGGTCGATCCCCGCTCCGCTGCCGAGTTCCTGCCGGTGATCGAGGCGGTGATGGCGCGGCATCTCAACGCGCAGATGGACGGGGAGGCAGAAAGGCAGAATGGATGAGGCGCTGATCAACCGGCCAGCGTGCGCAGGACGATCTTCGGATCCTTGTCGATCAGCGCGAGCAGAACCCGCGCCGGCCCTTCGGGGCTGCGGCGGCGCTGCTCCCAGTTCAGGAGCGTGCCCTTCTTCACCCCGATGCTGCGGGCGAACTCGGTCTGCGAGAGCCCGGTGCGCGCCCGGATCGCCCGCACATCTGGCTCGGGCAGTTCGATCTCATGGACCGTAGCCTGCCCCTCGCCCCTGGCATGGGCAAGCGCTTCCTTCAGGCCTTTCTCGATGCTCGTGAATGCGTCGCTCATCTTGTCCTCCTGTAGCTGGCCGCGAGGGCCCCACCCAGTTGTTTCACCATGTCGGTCTCGCTCGCGCTCAGGTTCGCCTTCTCGTTCTTCGCAAAGACCGTGATCAGAAAGATCGGTGCGTCCCCCTCGGGACTGAAGAAGTGGATCACCCGATACCCGCCACTCTTGCCGCCCCCGACACGCGCAAAACGAAACTTCCGCACTCCACCACCGATCGAGACCCCGGTCATCGGGTTGCGCGCCACAAAATCGATCAACGACAGCCGCTCGTCCTCCGACATCAGGCGACCCGCGCGGCGCTGGAACTCCGGTGTCTCGACGACGGTGACAATGCTCATGCCTCCATATGTGCGTCAATGGCGCATGTGTCAATGGCGTAGCCCCGTAAGGAATACTCCATGACCGAAAAACGCGTCAGCGTCCGCCTGTCCTCCACCGGCGGTCGCCAGGTGAAGGCCGAACTCGAGGGTATCGGGGAAGCGGGCAAGCGCGGCTTCGGGCGGCTCTCGCGTGAGATGGAGGCCGCCAATGCCCGGCTTGCGGCCTTCGCGCGGCGTGCCCGTGTGGCCATGGCCGCTGCAGCGGCGGCGATCGCGGCAGCGGCGACGGCGATGATCCGGTCGGGCCTGCAGACGGTCGATGCGCAGGCCAAGCTGGCCGCCTCGCTCGACACCACAGTCGAGAGTATTCAGGTGCTGGAGCGCGCGGGCGATCTGGCCGGCGTGTCGATGGGTCAGGTCGAACAGGCCGCGATGCAGTTGACGCGGCGGCTGAGCCAGGCCGCTGCTGGCACCGGCCCTGCTGCTGACGCGCTCGACCGGCTTGGCGTGTCGGCGGCCGAGCTGCAGGCGCTACCCCTCGACCAGCGCATCGCGCTCATTCAGGACCGGCTGGCGGAGTTCGTGCCCGAGGCCGAACGCGCGGCGGTCGCCTCGCAGCTCTTTGGCGACCGTGCCGGGCTGGTGTTCACCCGCATCGATACGGCCACGCTGCGCCAGGCGACGCAGGACGTGCGCGACTTCGGGGTGGTGGTCTCCGACCAGGACGCCGCCCAGATCGAACGCACCAACGATGCGATCTCGCGGCTGGGGCTGATCTGGCGTGGCCTGTCGAACCAGCTCGCCGTGGCTGCGGCACCGGCGCTGGAGGCGGTCGCAGATGCCATGGCCGCTGCCGCACGCACCACCGGCCCGCTCGGCGTCGCCATTCGCGGGCTCTTCGACAATCTCGGGCGGCTGACCGCTTACGCCACCGGGATCGCCACGCTGATGGCGGGGCGCTTCGTGGCGGCCAAGATCGCTGCCGCCGCCTCGGTCCGTGGCCTCGCCATGGCGCTGGTCATCCTACGCGGCGCACTCCTGCGTCTGCCGTTCATCGGCCTGATCGTGGCCGCCGGAGAACTGATCCACTGGTTCGGGCGACTGGTGCGCGGGGCTGGCGGGTTTGGCAACGCGCTCTCGCTTCTGGGCGATCTCGCGCGCGAGGTCTGGGAGAGGATGAAGCTGGGCACCGCCGCCATGGGATTGGCGATCATGGCCAAGTGGGCCGACATCAAGGCGGCCATCGCAGAAGCGTTGCAGACCTCGCTGGAAGCGGTGGTTGGCTTCGGCAATGCCGCGCTCAACACCTTCCAGGGGGCGCTGGACGCGATCAAGGTGCTCTGGGGCGGGCTACCCTCCGCGATCGGGGATTTTGCCTTCCAGGCGGCGAATGCGCTGATCGCGGGCGTCGAGGCGATGCTCAATGGCGTTGGCCAGCGGATCAACGGTTTCCTTGAGGGGATCAACGCCGGGCTCGATGCGCTGGGCATCGAACGCCGGGTCTCGCTGATCGGCACTCTGGAACTGGGCCGGATCGACAATCCCTTTGCGGGATCGGCGGCAGAAGCGGGAGCGGAGGCCAGGGCGGCGTTCCAGGCGGCGTTCACAGCCGAGCCCTTTGCGATGCCGGATCTGGGGCTCACCGATTATGCCACGGAGGCCCGCGGCCAGGCCGAGGCCCTGCGCGCGACAATGTCCGGCGTGGTGGAGGCAGCAACCGCGCCGCTCGAGTCCGTGGCCGCCCTGCGCGAGGCCATCGCAGCAAGCGGCGCAGAAGCCGAGGCTGCGCTCACCGGCGCGGCGCTCGCCGCCGAGGGGCTGGAGGATACGCTCGACGCCACCGGCGAGGCGGCGGGCCGCGCAGGCAGCGCTGGTCGCGGTGCGGGTCAGGCGTTGCGCGAGGGGGCCGAGACGGCACGGGGTGCCTGGGAGGCGACCGCCGATGCGGTGCGTTCCGCACAGGAGCGCTCGCGCGAGATCGCGCAAGGTCTGGCGCAGGACATCGTCGGCCCGATCAAGGAGGCGCTGAAGTCCGGCGAGTTCACCTGGGAGACCTTTGCCAGTGCGATCTCGCGCATCGCCCAGAACCTCGCCAACCGGCTGATCGACCTGGCGTTCAAGCCGATCGAGAACGCGCTGATCAACGCCTTCTCCGGCATGGGTGGGGGTGGCGGGTTGTTCGCCGACCTCTTCGGCTTCGCGCGGGGCGGCGTCTTCGCCGGTGGCCAGGAACTCACTGCCTTCGCGCGTGGCGGCGTGGTCAACCGGCCGACGGTGTTTCCCTTCGCGCGGGGCATCGGGCTGATGGGCGAGGCCGGGCCCGAGGCGATCCTGCCGCTGCGGCGTGGGCGTGACGGGCGGCTCGGGGTGGAGATGAACGGTGGGGCCGGAGCCACACAGCCTGCGCAGGACATGTCGACGCGCATCATCAACGTGCTCGACCCTTCGGTTGTGGGGGATTATCTCGCCACCCCCTCGGGCGAGCGGGCGATCCTGAACGTCATCCGCCGCAACCGAGGCACGCTCAATGCCTGAGCAGGAAGGCTCGCTGCCGCTCTGGCCCTTCCCGGCAGCGCAGGAGATCACCGAGGTACTGGAATGGCGCACCGATGTGCTGCCATCGCGCGCGGGCGAGCAGCGCATCGCGCTGAGACCCCGCCCGCGCGAGATCGTCACGGTCCGGCACCGGCTGGATGCGCTTGGGCTGGCCCAGGCGGCGGAACTGGCGCGGGCCGGGTTTGCGGGGGAGTGGCTGGTGCCGCTCTGGCATCTGGCGCTGCCGCCGGACGCCGATCTGGCGCAGGGCGCAACCGAGATCCCGCTCGACACGACGGCATCGGACTTCCGGGGCGGAGGTCTTGCCGCCATCGCGGTGGACGGCGGCGCGACGGTGCACGTCGCAATCGACACAGTCGAGACGGACCGGCTGGTCCTGTCCGAGCGGCTGGACCAGCAGCTTCCGGCGCTGGCGGTGGCGGCACGCCGTATCACCATCCTCCCTGTCCGCGCGGGCGTGCTGATCTCCGCCGTCGAGATCGCCCGCCGCCGTCAGGGCGACGGGACCGTCACCGCCAGCTTCCTGCTGCGCGACGCGCCGGACCTAGCCGCTCCGACGCTGCCGAGCTACCTCGGCCGACCGGTCCAGACCGACCCTAGCGTGGTGCGCCGTCCGCTCTCCGCCAGCCTGCGCCGTGCGGTCGAGTATGTCGACAACGGCTTCGGCCCGGTCACGGTGGAGCCCGTGCGCGATTTCTTCGAGCGCGGTGAGACCATCAACCTGAAGGCACGCGGCCCGGCGGCTCGACATGATCTTCGGCGCTGGCTCTGGTCCCTGCGGGGACGTCAGGCGAGCTTCTGGTTGCCCACCTGGGGCCATGAGTTACAGCTGCGCGCGGCGATGACCCAAGGCTCGGTGCTGATGCGCGTGTCGCCGGTCGCATCGCGCTCGGCCTATGTCGGCCGCCGGATCATGCTCGAGATGCCCGGCGCGCTGCGGTTTCGGACCATTACCGATGCTGTCGAGGATGGCGCGGACCACCGGCTGACGCTCTCGTCCAATCTCGGCGAGCCAGTGTCGCTGGTGACGAAGGTGCATTTCCTAACTGCGGTGCGCTCGGATGCCGATCGTGTCGAGATCCAGCATGGGGCCGTGGCGAGCGAAGTGACTATGCCGGTGGTGGAGGTGCCAGAGTGAAGACGGATACGGGAGGATGCGCCGTGATCATGTTTGCGATCCTGTGCGCCAGGGTCCCTGCAAGTGCAGCACAGGCAATCCTGAGCGTCGGCGATGCGCAGGAAGCGGGCGGTGCAAAGTTGCGAACTCGTGGATTGCCAGACCGTCGTGCCCGGCCCCTTGCTGCCGTTCACAATTCGTGACCCGCCAGTGAACATCCATCTCGATTTCAGAGTCGAAATCCTAGCTGGTTGCCAAAAAATCCAGTTCCTGTCAGGATCTCAGATGAAACAAAAATCTTCATAAGGATCAAACGTGAAGCCTTTTGTCGCTTTCTTTATCATGACAATTTGCCTGGCGTCTCCGGTGTGGGCTCAAGATTTGACCGGCCCGCAGAAAAACGCAGTTCGTTCGGCAAACGCATACCTGAGCATGTCGGGTTTCTCGCGTGACGGTCTAATTGAACAGCTATCCTCTGCATATGGGGACGGATATGAGGAAGTGGATGCGATCGCGGCGGTAGACAGCCTCTCGGTAAACTGGAATGAGCAGGCGACAAGATCGGCTTGGAATTATCTCAAGATAATGGGTTTTTCCTGCCAAGGTTTAATTGAGCAGCTGTCGTCTGATGCTGGTGATAAATACACGCGCGCTCAGGCAACCTACGGAGCCCAACAGGCTGGTGCCTGCTGAGCTTGACTGAAGGGGTCTTCAAGATGGTGTTTAAAAGCAAACATATCCCAATTTTGACGTTCGCCATGATCATCTCATCTCCCACGTTCGCGGAAACTCGTCTGATTTGCGAAAACCCAGGACGTGAGTACCTTGTGGTCTATGAGCCCGGCATTACGGCCTTGATCCTGAACCCTGACAGTAGCGCAACCAAGTATCCGATATTGGTCGACGATAACGCGGACGGAGCCCATGTTGTGACCGCCTCAACCCCAAATGGAGGTCCCACTGCGAGACTTCACCTCCGTCCATATCTAAAAATGGAGTATTGGATGGACGGTCAAGTTCTCCAGACGGATGGGTGTTACGAGAGTCGTTAGTGCGTGAACTGGCAGTAGAGAACTCGACTTTGGGGGCCGTGGTTCGACTAAAAGCCGTCATCTGACCATTTCGCTCAAGGGCTGCACAAGTGCACGATGCAGTGCTTCCATCGGGAACGCGCTCTCATGTCGCCCAGCCTGAGCACTTTGTACCATAGCCGTAAAGCCCACTCCCATGACCTATGAGACCATCGACTCCTCCTCTGCCGAGGGCCGCCCGTATTACCTCTACCAGTTCGTCGAGGGGGCGCAGATCTGGCGCTTCACCAGCCGGGCGGAGGCCTGGACCAGCACGGGCAGCGGCGGGGATACGATCCTCTGGGAGCCCGCCGCCGTGGCCCATGGCGATGTGGTGCAGACGAGCGAGATCGAGCGCGGGCGGCTGGAGCTGACCTGGCCCGTGTCGCATCCCTTCGCGCGGCGGTTTCTGGCACCCATGGGCAACAGGCCCGTGACGCTGACGATCTTCCGCGGCCATGAGCAGGTGCCGGGCGAGACGGTGGCGCATTGGAAGGGCCGCGTGGTGGGGGCCGAGGTCGAGGGCCAGCGCATCCTGCTGCAGGCAGAGTCGATCTTCAGCACGCTGCGCCGCGCGGGTGTGCGGGCGAAGTACCAGCGGCTGTGTCGCCATGCGCTCTACGGGCGCGGCTGCGCGCTTGATATCGCGCTGCACTGGCTGACCGGCACGGTGACGGCGGTTGCGGGCAGTGGCGCAGCCGTAACCATCCCCGAGGCGGCGGAACAGCCCGATGGCTGGTTTCGCGGTGGGGTGCTGCGGTTTGGGGCGCAGCTCGGCTTCATCACCGGGCACGTGGGCACCACGCTGACACTCTCATGCCCGATGCCGGAACTGGCAGCGGCCCTCGCCGCCCCCGAGCTCGACCCGGAGACGGGCGAGCCGTTGCCGGTCCTGATCGACATCGCCCCCGGCTGCGACCTGCGCGCCGCCACCTGCGGGGCCAAGTTCGGCAATCTCCTCAACTTCGGGGGCTTCCCCGAGATCCCCGGCCGCAACCCGCTCGGCGGCGGCTCCATCGTCTGACGCGCCCGCGCAGGCCCCACCCCCAAACGGCAAACCCTCATGGCATGGACCTTCATCGCACGGCTCGTCCTCGGGCTGGTGCTCGCGGGCATCTCCTATGCGCTGAGCCCGCGCCCCAAGGTCGAGACGCCCCAGGCCGCAGGGCTTGACGATTTCAGCCTGCCGACGGCCGAGGAAGGCCGCCCGATCCCGGTCGTCTTCGGCACCGTGCTCATCACCGGACCCAACGTGGTCTGGGCGGGGGATCTGAAGGTTGATCCGATCCGGAAGAAGGGCGGCAAGAAGTGATGGATCGGGATCAAACCGCACAGGAGCCGCTCCGCGTGACCATTCAGGACCTGCGCGATGCGCGCTATTGCCTCGCGGGGGTGCGGCCGTGGTTCCGCCGCCATGGGTTTGAGTGGCAGGATTTTCTCGATCACGGCATCGAGGCCGACCGGCTGCGCGCAACCGAGGATGCGCTCGTCCTGCCCGTGATCCGTGCGGCACAGGCGCGCGCGCAGGCGGCCGCGTTGCAGGCACCGGCCGGGGCAGTGGCAACAACGGGGGCACCGCGTGGCTGAGAAGCAAAAGCCGACCATCGGCTACCGCTACGGGCTGGGCATGCACCTGGCGCTCTGCCACGGGCCGGTCGATGCCATCCGCGAGATCCTCGTCGACCGCCGCACCGCCTGGGCGGTGACCACCGGTGGCGGGGTCTCGGGCGGCGGCGCGGCCGTGGAGACGCGCATCGGCACGCTCAACGGCATGGCGGCCACCGCGGCCCTCGCGGGCGACCCCGGGGCTTTGATCACCTTTCCGGGGACGCGCGCGGGCGTGCGCCTCGGCCGGGACTACCGTCTGCGACTGGAGAACGGCGCGCGCCAGATCGTCACGCTGCAGGGCGTGACCCATGATGCCGCAAGTGACACCACGTCGTGGTCCGTCCTGCCCGAGGTGCTGAGTTTCCCGGCGCAATCGGTCGAGGTGTTCGAGGCCGCAACCAGCGCCAGCAATGCAGGCGCCGCCGGTGGGCGCATCCGGATCGACAAGCCCGACCTCTTCGGCGGCGAGAAGCGCGAGGGCGGCATCGTCGGTGATATCGATGTGCTGATGGGCGGGCCAGACCAGGGCCAGAACGACTACCTCGCAGCAAACATGAACGGCGACGTGCCCGGCTATCGAGGGCTTTGCAGCCTCGTGCTGCGGCAGGTGTATCTCGGCATCAACCCCTACCTCAAGCCATGGGCGGTGCGCGTCACGCGCGTGCTCACAGGCGAGGCGGGGGCGGCGCAATGGTACCCCGAGACCGCCGCCATCGTGCCCGAGGCGAACATCTCGGATGCCGCGATCCACATCGCGCTCGACGTCTCGGGCTCGATGTCGGGCACGCGGATGGCGGCGCAAAAGGCCGGCGTCGCGGCGCTGATCCGCGAGATCGGCGCGGGCGTCGATCCCGACCGGCCGAACGACATCCGCATCGTGCTGTGGAATGCCTCCGTTGCAGGATCGATCGAGCGCCGCGACATGGGGCCGGACGACTATGCCGCACTCGAGGCCTGGATGCTGGCGCTGTCCAACGGCACCTCGGGTGGGACGAGTTTCGACGCGGCGTTTTCGCAGGCGGGGGCGTTCTTTGCGGGCAGCGGTGACAAGCGCCGGATCGTCATCTTCGTGACCGATGGCGAACCCTCGCCGGTGTCCTCGGTCGATGCGGCGCTGGCCAAGATTGCTACCCTGCCGCCCGCCGACATCTTCGGCTTCAACATCGCGCTGGCGGATACGAGCTACACCGCCCAGATCGACAACACGCCGGTCGATGGCGTGCCGGTGATCCCGCCGGGCGACACCCAAGCCCTCATCGCTTCCCTGCGCGGGGCCTTCGGCAACGGCCCGGACATGAACCCGGCCCATATCATCCGCGAATGCCTCACCAACCGCGACTGGGGCCTGGGCTATGGATCGGTAGAGGTCGGGGCGAGTTTTGCCACCGCGGCGGACACGCTCTATGCGGAAGGCTTTGGCCTCTCGCTGATCTGGCAGCAGGACAGCTCGATCGAGGCGTTCATCGCCAGCGTGCTCGACCACATCGACGCCACGCTGTTCATCGACCGGCGCACCGGGCTTTGGGAGATCAGGCTCATCCGGGCGGATTACGTGGCGGCCAACCTGCCACTCTTTGATGAGACCAATGTCGTCGACTGGGGTCGCCTCGGGCGGCGCGCGCCCTCGGATCTGGTGAACTCCGTCATCGTGCGCTTCACCGATGCCGGGACCGACGAGACCGCCGCGGTTTCGGTCACCGATACGGCCCGGGTGCAGGCGATGGGCGAGGTGATGGCGACCACGCTCGACTATCCCGGCATCCGCTACCAGGGGCTGGCGGTGCGCGTGGCCGAGCGCGATCTGCGCGCGCTCTCGGTGCCGCTGCTCACCGGCGAGATCACCGTCAACCGCCAGGGGGCGGACCTTGGCCCCGGCGACGTGATCCGGCTGCGCTCAAAGCGCCTCGGGCTCGATGACGTGGTGATGCGCATTTCCGAGATCGGTCAGGGCGACGGGCGCGACAACGGCATCCGGCTGAAGATCGCCGAGGATGTCTTTGCCCTTGGCGCCACCGCCATCGCGGGCGGGCGCATGCCCACGGGCACCGGCGTTGCCGCGCCGCCGAGGGCGCTCACGCGCCGCATGGTTCAAGAGGCGCCGTATTGGCTGCTGGTGCGGGAACTCGGCCACAGCGAGGCCGATCGGCTCCTGGGCGAGGATCCCCATGCGGGCGCGCTGGTGGCCACCGGCGAGCGGCCCAGTGCCGATGCGCTGGCGGCCGAGCTCTGGATCGATCCCGGCACCGGCCCCGCGCCGCAGGGCGTGGTGGGGTTCGCGCCGACGGCACTGCTGGCGACAGAGCTGTCGGACCACCCGGAGGATCGCGTAATCCCCGTGACCGGCTGGCGCGACATCGGCGAGGTGGGGATCGGCACGCTGGCCTCGATCGGCGGCGAGCTGGTCCGTATCGACGGGATCACGCCGGACACGATCACCGTCGGCCGGGGCTGTCTCGATACCGTACCGCGCGCGCATGTGGCGGGCACGCCGGTCATCTTCTTCGACGAGGGCGCCCGGATCACGGAAGGCGCATGGGCTGCGGGTGAGACGCTGGCCGTCCGGCTGCTGCCCGAGACCGGGCGCGGCACGCTGGCCTTCGCGCTGGCGCCCGAGGACAGCGTGACGCTCGACCGGCGTGCCATCCGGCCCCTGCCGCCCGGGCGGGTGCAGGCGGGCGGCAGCTACACGCCGGACGTGGACGCGCTGGTCGCGGATGATCTGGTGCTGAGCTGGGCGCATCGCGACCGGCTGACCCAGACCAGCCCGGTGATCGTCGATCACACCGGCGCCTCGATCGGGCCCGAGCCGGGGGTGGGATATATCGTCGAGGTGCGCTGGATCGATCCCGACACCGGCGCGGCCATCTCGCCGCCCGGCATCGTCATCGACGCCGGCACGGCGACGAGCTGGACGCTCTCACCTGAAGACATCCCCGAGACCGGCGCGCCGGATCGCACCGCCGAGATCGACATTGCCGTCCGGTCCCGCCGCCTGGTCGCAAGCACATGGCTCACCGACCGGGAAGCACGCGGGTATCGGTTGACCGCGCCCTTCGCTGCCGGATGGGATCGCGGCTGGGGATTTTTGTGGGGCAGCTGACCCCGGGCGCCGACAACATGCGTCAGCATCACGACCACCTTCACCACCACAAACGAGGACGAGCATGCCGGAACGGATCATGCCGGGGCTGGGGCTGCGCGCCTTCTATGACCCCGGCCAGCGCAACTGGGGCACCAGCGTCAGCGAAGACCTGCGCCGCCTCTCGGTGCTGGTGCAGGCACGTGCGCTGTCGCGCAGCATCGCGCTGCCTGCGAGCGGGAGCGCGGGCGATATCTACATCGTGCCGGAAGGAGCCCCCAGCGACGCCGGCGCACTGGCGCTCTGGGACGGGGAGCCGGACGCGGAAGCTTGGGTGTTCCTCTCACCCCAGCCCGGCTGGCAGGTCTGGATTGCCGACGAGGCCCGCCATGTGCGCTTTACCGGCGCCGCCTGGGTGGAGGTCCCGCGCCCCGGCATCGTGCCGATCCGCACCCTCACGGCCACGGCACACACCCTCGAGCTCACCGATCTGGGCAGCATCCTTGAGACCACGGGCGCGTCCAGCGTGACCGTGACGATCCCCGATGAGGCGAGCGTTCCCTTCGAGATCGGCACGCTGATCAACGTCACGCAAATCGGCGCCGGGGTGGCATCGGTCGCGGCCGCGCCGGGCGTGTCGCTCAACGGTATTGCGGGCGGCTCGGTCGCGCTCGACGGCCAGTGGTCGGGCGTGGCGCTCACCAAGCGTGGGGCGGATGCCTGGACCGTTCAGGGTGCGCTCGCGGGGGCGGTCGCATGAGTCTCATGATGATGCGCGCCGCGATCCTGGCACAGGGTGGGGAAGTCGCGCCGCCCGTCGATATCGGCAGCGTCTGGGAGCTCGACGCCACCCGCACCGCCGCAGGCTACACGCTCTCGGATGACAACCAGACCGCCATCAACACTTCAGGCGGCAGCGACTACCGCCGCTGGGTGCCCACAGCGAAGGCGCTCCGGCCCACGGACGGGCGGCGCTATTGGGAAGTGCTCTGTGCCCCGGGCGGCGCGGCCGGTTTCGACGGCTATCTGGGCGTCGTCTCCGTCGAACAGCGCGAGGACTTTGACGCAGGCGACAACCCGATCACGCTGGGCTCGATCGGCTATCGCGGCAATGGCTCGCTCTGGTCCTCGGACACCGCCACCGCCAGTCAGCGCCTGACCGGGCTTGCGCCCTTTGGCGCGGGCGATGTGGTGATGTTCGTGCTGGACCCAGGCACCGCCAGCCTCTGGATCGGGCTGAACGGCGTCTGGCACGACGATCCCGTGGCAGGCGATGCGACATGGAGCGCCGCGCCCAGCGAGGCCTTCTACCCCCAGATCCAGGGGCGCGATCCGGGTGACGGCGGCACGCTGCGTGCGTTGCCCGCGCAGTTCAGCTATCCGGTCCCGCCCGGGGTGAAGGCCCTGGGCTTCGAAGAACCCGATCTGTCGATCCTTGAGGCCCATGCCTTCTTCGAGATCGGAGGCAACCGCGATCTCGGCCTGGCCGAGCTTGCCGCCTGGCTCGATCTCGGCGGCGGCGCGCATCTCACCTCGGGCAATGTCTCGCTGTTTCTCGACCACGGTGGGAGCACGGCGCTCACCGCCGCCCAATCCGCCCTCTACATCGAAGTGGAATTGCCATGACCCATATCCTGCACCTCGGCCACCAGCCCACCGACATCTCCGCCGTCGCGGGGCTCCTGAGCACCAATGCGGACGGCTTCGACGCAACCCTCGACGTCAACGCCATCCGGTTCTACGGCTCGCGCAACCTCGCCGCCCCCTTCGCCGTCGGGTTTGCGCCCCCCGCCGGCGACATGTGGCTGGGGTTTCGCTACGTGCCCCCCAATTTTGATGCCGAGAGCATCAGCCAGAGCGGTGCCGGGTTTCTGGAGGTTTTCGACGCAAACCACGACCTCGTCGCCGAGATCCGACCTCTCACCAGCACCAACCGCTATCATGCCATTGCCCATGGCGACGCCAGCGTCGCAGGCGGATCAAGCTACACCGCTGCGGGCGGGCAGCCGCAATGGGTCGATGTGCGACTGGCGGTGGGGACCGATGTCACCATCGAGTTCTTCGTCGACGGCGTGCTGCACTCGGCGGCTACGGCGGCCAACACCAGCGGCAAGGGCAAGCCGGTCCGGGTCATCTTCACCAATACCAGCCTGCATGGGAACAGCTCGAGCCGCACCTGGTACTACGCCCACATCGCCGTGCTCGACGGCGTCTCGACCATCGGGCGACGTTTCGTGCGCCGCAGCCCCAACGCCATCGCCAGCTTCAACGAGATGGTCGGCAGCCTCGATGCCCTCGGCGACAGCGACATCGCCACGCGCGTGGCGAGCAACGCGCCCGGACAGCGGATGTCCTTCTCGCTCGCCGGCCCGACTGGCCCGGCGTCGGTTTCGGCCATTGCCGGCGTGCATCTCAAGCAGATCGCCCAAGGAGGCACCGACGGGCCAGACGCCACGGCGGGGTTCCTGCGCATCGGCGGGGTGAACCATGACGCGAGCCCGGTCACCGTGCCAGTCCTTGCGCCGCAGCCGGTCTATTCCAGCTGGGCGCTGAACCCGGTCGATGCCAGCCCCTGGGACGCGACGACCCTGCCCACCGAAGTCGGGATCCTCTCGGCATGAACCAGCAGCAATCCCTCTTCGAGCAGGTCGCGCAGGCCTTTCGCGATCATGGGTTGACCGCGGCCATCGGCGTCTGGGTTACCTTCATCGCCGGGCTCGCAACAGCCGTGACGCGCAAGGCTTTCACCAACGAGGCGCTGCTGCACAAGCTCGAGCAGGAGCTGGCCGAAGAACGCGCGCGCATCGAGAAGCGCCGCGACGAGGATCGCAAGGTCGATCACGACCGGCTCGCCCGTATCGAGCGCGACATCCACGACATGCGCAACCTGATCTTCGCCGCCTTCCAGCGCGAGAACGGCGACTGAGCCACGCGCAGCGCGCGCTGTCCGTACCGAGGGTCAACCCAGGCCAGGCACCCCGAACACCACCCGGACCCCTCCGGTCCCTGCCGCTCCGCCCGGGCGGCGGGCCTGCCCTCGTCATCCCCATCACCAGGAGGCCTCCATGCCCGACCCCATCCGCACCTACCGACATTTTCGCAAAATTCCCCAGCAACTGTGGCGCTGGCCGAATTTCTCGCCCGCCGAGATCGCCTGTCGCGGCACGGGGCAACTGAAGCTGCACCCGGAAGCCCTCGACAAGCTGCAGGCCCTGCGCGACCGGCTGGGCAAGCCGCTGATTGTCCGTTCCGCCTATCGCAATCCGGAGCATAACCGCGCCGTCGGCGGGGCAAAGCGCTCGAAACATATGGACGGCACGGCCTTCGATATCGCGATGTCGAACCATGATCCGGTGGCGTTCGAGCGGGCGGCGCGAGAGGTCGGGTTCCTCGGCTTCGGCTTCTATCCGCGCTCGGGCTTCATGCATATCGATCTGGGTCCGGCGCGGTCCTGGGGGGAGAGGTTTCCCGCCCGCGCTGTGCCTTTCGCCGCTGAGACGCCGCCCGCGCGCGAGGTCTTAGCCGAAAGCCGCACGCTGCGCGGGACTGGGGCCGCCGGAGTGGCAACTATCGGCGCCGCAGGAGTCGAGGTCGTGCAAGAGGTACTGGCCGAGGCGCAGGATGCCGTCCTGCCGCTGGTGCCCCACCTCGACACACTGCGCTGGCTGTTCATCACACTGGCGCTCGCCGGCATCGCCGTTGCGGTCTGGGCCCGCGTGGATGACTGGCGCAAGGGGCTGCGCTGATGTGGGGCGGTCTGCTGGCCCGGCCATGGGCGCGGCGGGTGGCGATGATCGCCCTCGCCGCGCTCACCATCACCCTGTTTCTGTTCAACCTTCGCCGGACGGCTGAGCGCGCTGGCCGCGCCGCCGAACGGCTTGAGACCACGGAGAAAGCCAATGATGTCCAACGCCGGATGCTGGAGGCGGCGGCTCGCCGCCCTCGCAATCGTGACGATCTTCTTGACCGCCTGCGCGGGGGTGGATTCTGACATCCGGCCTAGCTCCTGCCCGCCGGTTGTGGAGTACAGCCGGGCTGAGCAGGCGCGTGTGGCCGAGGAGGTCGCAGCGCTGCCGGAGGGGGCGGTGATCGTCGGATGGCTGGCCGACTATGCGGTCCTGCGAGAGCAGGCGCGGGCGTGCGCAGGCCGGCAGTTTTTAAACTGCCGTTCTGAATCTTGGTGCGGCCGCGGAGATAAGGGTTTTCCCGGGCAATGAACGAGGATGGCGAAAAACGCATCGCTGCGAAGCTGGCCAGGATCACGGCGAAGCTGTGCGCGCGCAACACGCAGTTGGCGGCGCTGCATGCCGGGCAGACCCCCGTCAGTCGCACCGGCGACTATTAGGATGCCCGCTGTTGACAGACTGCAGACACCCCATAAGAAGCTTGGTAAGCTGCTTACTGTCCTCTTGGCAAATCGCAGCCCCGAGCACAAACGCGATCGTAATGCGGTGGGCGAGAGCCGCTGATCAACCAGCCCAGCAGAGCAGTTGCTTGGGGCAGAGTTTTAACTCCGGCCGCCGTGGCAATGAGGATCGCCGGATCGACCGATGTCTCAATTGGTGTCTACGAATCGCCTTTGAGGCGTCTTTCCCATGCCAGAATCTGACACCAACATCGTATACATCTAGGCGGAGGGGCCTTAGTGCGTTTCATCCACTTGGAGAATGGGCCAGTTTTTGGAGTTGATATGCAAATCGAAGCGTTAATCAAAGGCCTTCCCGATCGCAGCGTTGCATCGCTGATCAAGACGCGGGCCAATGTGCTGCCGAAACTTGACGGTGGGGGCGATGAAGGTGCCCTGCTGGCACTGCGCGATGCGATCGACGCCGAGCTCATGGGGCGCGCTGACCTGCCCATGGATGGCTGGTCATCCGGACGGCAGGGGGAGCCGCGATTCTTCATGCGGGACGGCGTCAAGATTGCGGTCGTTATCCGGTCAGAAACACATGGCGCGACGAAGGGGGCATATCACATCGAGGTATTGGGCGAAGTTCTCCGAGACCGGCCTCGCAATGTCGACGTTGCCCGCGATCTGGTCGAAGCGGCGCTTGCAAGGCGCAAGATCGGTCAAGACGCTTGA